CTTCCTATGCCATTTCTATTGTTATTTTCCGCGCAGCTAAAACCCTCGTAGCACAATCCGCAACAAATCTTTCACAACTCTTAGCAACAACTCTCAAAACTACTCTCCGAATCACAGAACAAATCCCGCAAAAGTACTTTCAAAATCTCCCCTCTAGGCATTTAATCAACAATCTCACCAGCTAATTCCCAAACTGTTTTCAAAATCAAACGTAGTTATATTAGGTATTGAGAGTAATTTCAATACTTTAGGGATACTTTTACCTTAAATCTAGAAAATGGTAATTACCAATTTACATAGCTTATGCACCTTTGCGTCTACTTTCTTATGACTTTAAAATAGTGTTTTAAAATTTACTTAACCAACAACCTTAAAATGAAGGACCAACACTATCGGAAAAACCGATACTACAAGGAGCCTACCATGAGCCAAAGCCTGTTAGTTAGAGACGAGAACCTTCAGAAATTGGATTACACACACTGCGGGACTAAAGGCGGTAACGTAAGGAACTTCAAACTCTCAATGACCTGTCAGCGTTGTGGTTCGGAATCTGAAGAACTTATTTGCGATAAGTGTAAAAATGAGCAGCCGAAGAGAGGCCAAGCTAGAACACAATCTGGCTGGGAGCAACTTCTAAAGCACGTTACGGTTTCGGGTTGTGACGTTTTGGTCAACGGAAAGGTAGAGCAGAAATGTGAGAATTCATTTCGTGCTGAGATAGTCAGGAAGGCGTTGAACAAAATATATATGAAACATAACCTAGAATGTCTCTCTCACATCAAATAGGAGGTTAACATGCACAGAGTATGCGAAGAAGCAGAAGTATTTTGCATGGATTGTAGCTATGGAGTTCCTCACCTCGATGCTGGGAAAGAGAACCATTTGTGCGGTTTTAAGTTTAGAGAGGTAAAATTAGTTCCTGTGGTTTTTGAGGCGGTAATGAGTTCAAAGTATTCCGAGAGGTATGACCAGAATCGCGACAGGTTTTACGGTGTTGAATATGACCCTTACACTAAGAAATCCTGTGACTGTAGAGACAGGGACTGAAGGCTAAATTGGTAATTACCTAAAAAGAAGGAGTTAAAGGGTATGAAAAAGCACATAAAAGTTAGTGCTAAATATAACAGAGATGGTGAAACTTTTACGTTGACTATTAAGGAAATGTCTCATCCTTCTGTATTTGATTTTGGAGGCGGTCAGCCAGAAGGTACCTCGGAGTACAGAGGTAGGATGTTTGTTCACGGTAACACTTTACTGGCTTTTAATGGAGCTACTTGTTACAGTGAGGATAAATTTGCCTTAGAAACTTGGAGAGCACCTAAAGAAGTAACCAAAGTGTTTGTGCTAACTTCCGAAGAATACAGCAACACGATGAAACTTCCTGTTAAATATTGGCCGGATCTGAGAGAAGCTATTAAGGCTTATAATGAATTTTACTCTGAGTGATTTTGAATAGGAGATTAACATGAAACAGAATACTAAAGACGAGGTAAAAGTCGTTAAGGTTATAAATTCTCGCGTTACTTTAAGGCATTGGTACGTGGCTAGAGAGATGGTCAAGAATTGGGACAGACTGCATTGGGAGAAGTGGTGTAGCAGTCCTTTGTGGAAAATACTTAACAGAAAATACAAAAAACTTATCTATAAGGAGAACTAAAATGGTAGTAGTACTCAAACCAACAAGTAAGCGACTAAAACAGGTTATAAGGGAATTTGGTTCTGAGTGGCTGTTCATAGCAAGAAAATCAATGCAGTGTTTTGGTGGCAGGGAAGGCATTCAGATAAAATCAATGTGCGGTAAGCATACACGCAACGTCGAACTTTCAGATATTGACCAAAAGGAGGACTAAAATGGACAGATTCGATGATGCTAAAGTTGGCGATAAGGTTTACGACAGGGTGTATGGGTTTGGAGTGGTGCATCAATCTGTCGGAGACACCACTATAAAAATAGTCTTTGGTGATAGTGCTTTCTACGAAACATTTGTAGTAGACGGTCGGCGTTATCGCACAGCAGCAGAGCCAACACTCTTCTATGTCGATAATGACAACAAATACTCCGAAAAGAGGCCCATTCCGAAAGTACCTTGGGATAAAGTTCCGGTTAATACTAAGATTTTGGTTGGCACTGCTAAGAGATACCTCGCCAGTGATAAAAAATATTTTGGAGGAGGCACTACTTCTTGGTCAAGTTCAGAAGTCTGCTACCCGCTGCCAGATCATGCCGTATTAGCAGAAGAAATAACAATCGACGGCGTAGTTTACCCTATAGGTAGCAAATAAGGAGACTAAAATGAATAGAGAGAAATCCACTGTACCTGTCGTCCTCAAAGAGGGGTACTCCATAGCTCATAAAGCTGAAGGTGTTATGGCGGACAAAAAAGTTGAGGTCCTTCTAAATTCTAAGCAGAACGAGATTGGGGAGGTGTATAATGACGATGATGGTAGGGGGTGGGGCTATTTTCATTACCTATTAGATAACGGAGGGGATTGGATTGATAGTAGGGAACTGGCATTCAAAATGCTTACTGACGACCACGATGAATATGTCCACAACCTCAAGTACAAGATCAAGAAAATAAAGACGCTGAAAAAAGAGTTAGAAGACTACAAGTAATGCTAGAGGTGCTGATAAACAAACTAAAGGAGACTAAAATGTCCACAAAAGCACTTGAAATATGCCTAGAAGTTCACAAACAAAATGGAACTGCCTACATAACCGGAGGGGCTGTTAGAGATTTGCTTTTAGGACGGCCTTGTAAGGATGTAGACCTTGAAGTGTTCGGAATTTCTCAGGAAACTCTGGAGACTATTTTGAACTCTGTCTGTTCTAAAGTAGATCTTGTAGGTAAATCTTACGGAATTTACAAGGCAGATGGTATTGACGTTGGATTCCCTCGTAGAGATATGACTCACGGAAAAGGGGCTGATGTAGAAATAGACCCTTACATGTCAGTCGAAGAAGCTGCTTTGCGAAGAGATCTGACGATAAACGCAATGTACTTCAACCCGATAACTATGGAGATAATTGATCCTTTTGGTGGGCAGAAGGATTTACGTTATGAAATAGTTAGGATGGTTTCTCCTCACACATTTAACGAAGACCCTTTACGTCCGGTACGGGCTGCTAGGTTCTGCGCTGTTTTGGGGTATTTTCCAGAATCAAGTACGGTAATGGCTTGTCGAAAAGCTGATAGAGATAAAATCCACAACTTGCCCAAAGAACGCATTTTCTGGGAACTCGAAAAAGTACTGATGGAAGCTGACGCTACTTCAATATTCTTTGAAGAACTTGATGAAATGGAGTTGACTGAAATTCTGTTTCCTGAGTTGCATTTGTCCAAGCAAATAGAACAAGGCAAGTGCTACCACCCGGAAGGCTCAGTTTACGCACATTCACTCTTAGCCCTTAACATTCTGCCTATCAAAGAAAGATCCTTAGAAATTATGCTAGCAACTCTATTTCACGACCTCGGTAAAGCATCTGTAGAAACCGAGGTAAACGGCGATAAAATTAGTTTTAAAGGTCACGCTGAAGACCTTACCCTAGCTACCTCAGCAATGGCTAGGCTGACTGATGAGAAAGAGTTGACCGAAAGCGTGCTCAACCTAATCAAACACCACATGCACCCTTACCAGTTCAAGAACGGAGTAACTAAGAGGCAAATCAGGAGGTTAGCCTCTAAAGTTGATGTTAGAAAGCTTATGAAAGTTCACAAAGCAGACCGCGAAGGCAGAGGATATTCAGAGGAGAATCATAGTCATGCCCAAAGAAACGCTGAAGTTGCTGATAAAATTATGGCCGTATTTGAAGAGATTGAGGGAGAAATCGCGCCTATTATGCAAGGCAGACACCTCATCGAAGCAGGGTGGATTCCAGGAAAGCATTTCGGCTACATTCTTGCGCAGCTTTACGAGTACCAGTTAGACGGCGAATTGGTTGATGTTGCTAGTGGTTTGAAATTGGCTCATACGTTGTTTGGCGGAGTGAAAAAATCTACAGTTGTTAAAGGAGCCTGAAAATGAAAACAATCAAAAGACTATTTAAGCTAATTGTGAGTTTACCCGTTGTTATTGTGTGTACTATAGTATCTGGGTTGCTTATGGTGCTGGGTTTCGATAAAACTGTAGACCGTTTTATTAAATACTGCGAATCAAAATCCAAAGGAGCCTGAAAATGAAACTAGCCGTGTCCAATCCAAACTTCAGTATAATTGTCCCTTCCGCGTGTAATGCAAAATGCTCTTTCTGTTTCTGGGAGGTTAAGGAAAAAATGCCTTCTCGAACTGACTACCTGAAAAAACTGAAAGATACCTTGGATCAATTACCTTCTGAATTCCAACAATGTAGCATTACCGGGGGCGAGCCAACTATGTGTGAGTATCTTTCGGATATTTTAACACTAGTTCGCAAAAGGTTTGGCAAGGTAGTTTTGTCCTCAAACGGATACGATATTAAGGCAGAGCATCTATCAAAAATAGACCATTTGAACGTGAGCCGCCACCACTACATTCAAGCCGATAATATTAAGGTATTTGGCACTAAATCTGTAGCCAATGACTTAGAGCTAACCTGCACATGTTCCGCAGCAGAAGCTTATGGGGTCGATGTTACCTTGAATTGTGTGTTGCCTGCAAAATTTGATGACGCGCAGTTTATCTACCAGTACCTGAAATTCTCCAAACTTATAGGTGCTCACGGAGTTTGCTTCAGAAAAGAACACTCTGATCTTTCTCCGCTGCCTGTTGAAACATTTTTCACGCAGAAAGCATTCAACCAGACTAGCTGCCCAGTTTGTTCGTCTCATTCCAAGTTCATAGATGGAGTAAAAACAACTTGGAGGTACAGTGTCAGAGAACCTTCAGTAGCCCTTAAAGGAGTCTACGAACTGGTAATGCAACAAGATGGTAGAGTTACTTCTGACTGGGCCGGTAATACTGAAATTGAGTTTGGCAAGAAAGTTACTGAGGTAACTAAAGTAGCCAAGGCAAGTAGTTATGTAGGCAGTGGTTGCGGTTCATCTGGTTGTGGGGGTCCTGTCTATAAGCAAAGTTACTCTGGTTGCGGTAGGTTTGGCTTTTCTAGCTGCGGGCGATAAACTATAAAGGAGCCTAAAAAATGATTATCTCAAAATCTGGATTGCCACACGCCGAGCAGTATTTAGTGGCTTTGAAAGAACTACGTCAGCAGTATTTGGATTGGCGTCACGAGGTTTCCGATAGGTACCCATGCCCACTATGTAAAACCGCTAACCTGATTGGAATAAGGTGCGGGAAAAGAAGCTGTCCTTGGCGGGTACTTACCGACACACAAGTGTAGCCGGTAAGTATACTAAGCAGACTGGGCCAAAAAAGCATTATCCTAAGAAAATTCAAGTTCCTAAGAAAAATAGCCCTAAAATTTAACCGACCAATAGCCAAAAGAATCAAAGAACTGGACCTTTGGATAGCTGTTTACGAAAAGTACCTATACTACACAACCAAAAGACAATTAACCCCAAGCGAAGCCGTAATACTTGTCAACTTAGAAATCAAAGATGGAGTCTTAAGATGAGACTATCATTCGATCTTGGAATACTAAAGTTCAGTCTCAGTAATTCAGGACTCCGTGTAGGAACAAAGTTAGGAGATACTTACGTCTCTAAAAGAGTTGTGAGAGCCGGTACTGTGAGTAAAAAGAAAGAGAAATTGGTAATTACCGAAAAAGCTACTAAGCGTGTGAAATAGTTCAGACGCTAACTAAGACCCCAAAAGGAGAATCTTACAATGGCTAAAAACAAAACGGAGAATGAAGTGGTAAAGTCCTCTTCCAATGCAAAAGGTATGACAGGCGAAATCGAGTGCATTTGTAATCGCTGCCAAGCAGTTATGAAAGTGCCTACAGGAAAATTCTACACGAAAGCTGTTCCTGCGAGGGCTGCGGTTCCTGCTAGGGCTGAACTCAAAGACAAAAAGGGCAATGTTCTTCGTGAGGCTGTAGCTGCAAAGCCGTTCTTTCCGGGCCGTAGTCTGAGGCACTTCGATATCGCTTCCGGTGGTTGTGATGGAACCCTGAGTACGGTTAACCAGAAGAAACCTAAGCTGCATAAGAAGTCACGCGACAAGGCTATTAAGAACAAGCAGAAGTAAGGTATTTGTGTAGATTAACCAAAATAACTGACTAGAAGGAGGAAGTTATGGAGTGGTGGCATATTTATTTGTTCACTAGGTTGGATTCTGTCAACTCAGTGGTCAGCGATGGTCTTAAAATTCTCGGGCCTGTTTTAGCAGTTGCACTTTTGGTTCTCTTACTTTGTTACAGTGAGATAAAGAGCCTCAATGCTTTGCCTCGTTTTATGAAAATATTGAAGATAGCTATAGCTGCATTTTGTTTTTTATTATTAGGATCTATTGCTGTGCCTACCCAAAAAGAAGCCGCAGCAATTTACCTGCTACCTAAACTCGCTAAGAGTGACTTTGCAAAAGAAGCACAGCAGATTCCTACAGAAGTAGCTAAACTGATGAGGCTGAAGCTGGAATCTTGGGTGGCTGATATGGGGCCTAAGAAAGCTGAGGGTAAATAAATTTTGGTAATTACCTAAAACAACTAATCCAAACCCCAAACTAAAAGGAGAACTAACATGAAAAAGAATCTTATCGACCGTGTAAAGACCGCAGGTTCCGCCGTAGTGAGCAAGCAGGGCGAAATGGTTAAGACCGCAGCACTACTTGAAGTGTCCTCGGTAATGCTCGCTCAGGCTACCAAACTCATCAAGCCGAACCTTCCGATCTGGGCTAGGGGCTTCGCTGAAAGTGCATATTTTCAGGCAGGACTCGCAAACGCTCTTATGCTCGGTGTGGAATTTGCTCTGCCGGATGTTCCTGACACAGACATCCGCAAACAAGCCGCTGCTGCCGGTGCTGTGGGTGCCTATCAGGATATCATCGGGTCTTTCGATCTGAATGGTATGATAGATAGCCTTTTTAGCAGCCCTGAAGTATCGAAGGCTCTTTCCAAGTTCGGTGTTGCTAATGAACTTGGGGAGAAGCCTAAAGCAGCTAGCAGAGCAAAGGCAGTAAAAGCGGAGCAGTAAAATGTCTTTCGGAATATTTCTGAGGCAGAAGCTGGTGGAGGTTGTTAAGTCAGCCTCCACTGTAGTTTCAGAGTCGAAGGTTAATAAAGTAGTGAAGGAGGTTAAAGGAGAGTGGGTGCCTAAAGTCGGTGACTTAGTTGTGGCCAAAGGCGGGTATAAAATTAATACTTCAGAGGTTGATTGGGAAGGTATAGTGACAGACATTTCTAAGTCTAGCTCTGTGTACTTTTATGCACAAGGCATCGGCAGCAGTAGTAGAGGTGTTATGGTGAGTCCTAGCGGTGAAACCTGCTACATGCTACACACTTGCAACTTTGAACTTAAGAAGCCTGCACACGCTAAAGAGCAACCACCGCCTTGGGTAGAACCTACAAAGAAACAAGTAGAGCCTGAACCAAAAACTGACTACCACGTTTGCAAGCATGGAAGGACTTTTGGAGTCGATTTTGACGCCAGAGCGGATGTTTGTTACAGAAAATGCCACTACAAAAATCATGAAGCCTGTAAAGATGCCTACTGGAAACTTAAGAAGGAGGAAGAAAAAGAGCCTGAAAAGAAACATAAATGCTGTGCTGGAGGAACTTTTGGGGCTGATTTTGAAAACTATGGCATTTGTTACGAGAGGTGCAGCCCAGCTACTTATGCTGCTTGTGAGGAGGAGTTTGCAGGTTCGTGCGGAGGCAAAAATCTTAAAAAAGGAACTAAAAGCAAAGAAAACAAACCCAAACAACAAAAAGGCAATAAGTTTATTAAATTGTCTGAGCCTGTTTACAACAGCAGCATAGGAGTAGTAACTTTCTTCGTCGAAGAACAGAGTCACACCTGCGAGGATTTTGGGAATAGCTATGGCGGTAGGCGTTTTGTTGCTTCTGACGGTTATGAGCTGCGGAGTGCTAGACAGCCTGGAGTTTATGATAAGGACCACTATGTATATTTGAGGGGAGGGAATAATACTTGGGATCTTTCTAAAATAACCGTTTCTGAAAGTGAGTACAAACGTATAGTAAATGCTGTTACGGAGTATAATGAATATTATTTAGTGAATAAGTAGGATTTTTGGTAATTACCTAAAACAACTAAACTAAAGGAGAATTAAAATGAAACACATCAAATTCACTGCTACACCCGTTGGGCCTAAATTTGATCAGGTAGAGGTTCAGATTGTGGAGCAGAGTCATATTCGAAATGAGTTTGGTATAAGTGGCTCTGATAGGTTTAAGGCTAACAATGGAATGGAACTTCGTAGTATAGCCTGTCCTAAAATCTATAGCGATTATATTTGCGTCAGGGGCGATTGCACCTACCGTGATAACGACAAACTCATCTTCACAACCTCTGAATACAACAAATTCAGGGAAGCTGTAGAGGAATACAACTCTTATTTTAAACAGAAACCCAAAAGCAAAAAGCCACAACGTCTTAGGGTTCATGCGGAAGCAATTGGTCCGGATTTCAAAAACGTGTCTGTGGAGGTGGTTGAACAGAGTCATTTTGAGGGTCAGTTTGGTGAATGTCGGACTAATGGCGTGGGAGAGTTTATCTACGGAAAGGTTAGGTTGTGTTCTACACTAGGTGGAAGCGGGGTAAATATGGATAGCTTTATCCCTAGTAGATACAAAGACAAAGACCTCATCGGAACATTCTACGTAGCTAACAAAAAAACCAAAGAGGACAAGGATAGTCTTAAAACTGTGGTTACTGTAGAAGTTTGGCAGGAGATTTTGAAGACTGTTGAGGCTTTTAATAAGGAGTTCTGGACTGGAGAAGTAGAGGAAGAGGTTGCTGAGAAAGAGGTAAAGAAGCCTGATGTACCTAAGAAGCGGTGGTTTATTAGGACTGTTGATTTCGTACATAGTAATTACGCCACTAAAAAAGGAACTGTCGCAGAATTTATTTCATTAGGACACGGATGGGTGAACGTCAGACTGTCTAACGGAAAGTCAGAATCTTGGACCGAGAAGAACTGCAAAGAGATTTCTGAGGCTGAACTTGCTGAGCGGTTTGTTGAGGAGAAGCCTGAAGTTCAGAAAGATAGGTATTTTGTTCGTACGAAGAGTGTCACCTCACTTCAGAATTTCGCAGTGGGACTTGTAGGCAAGGTCGTAAAAGAATCCAACAGCGGAAGATCTGTTACGGTAGTTCTTCCTAACGGACAGACGAGTAATTGGCTTAAAACAAACTGCGTAGAAATCACTGAGATCCCTGTGGTAGAGAAGAAGAGGTGGTTTGTTAGGACTACACCTAATCACTATGCTTCTGCTAGTACTATCGCCTCCGTAGGGACTGTTGGGGAATTTGTCCTAAATGGTGGTAGCGGGGTACACGTAAAGGTACCTAGCGGTAAAACTGAATTTTGGGATGCCGAGAACTGCGTGGAGATTCAGGATCTTCCGCTTTGATTCTGAGTAGCTAGTTGAAAGTGTAGTTGAGGTTGGGTAGTTGAAAGTGTAGCTGAAAGGATAAGGGAAGGGACTTAAATAATTATTTAGGTAGTTATTTAAGTCCCTTCAACTATTAACTAGTGGCTTTTTCTATTGGCTTTATCTTAATAATCTTTTTAGATTGCTGGAATAAAGGCTGTAGGAATTGGTATTAGATTTTAGGGTTGTTAGTTATAATATTGTTAATTGTTTGTTAGGCAGCTTGTTGAACTGCCTGAGTAGAGTCATATGATATTGTGTCCTGATTGATACCGAATAATTCCCTATCTAGGATTTCTGGTATACTATTTATCCGAGTATACGGAATTACTATTAATTTGATGTTATTTTTGAGTGCATAGTCGGCTTTTAACTGGTCAGATGCTTGTGTATACTCCAATTTCTTCTGCATAGCTTCAGGTGATTGATCTGAACCAAAACTACGAGGCAAGTAGTGTTGGGACCCGTTATATTCAATAATGACATTCATTTTCGGAATATAGAAATCACACTTTAATTTACGGCCAGTCTTTAGGTTGATACAATCTTTAAACTTTTTCTCTCTCTTATATTCTATATTTTTTGAATTCAAGTAGCCAGCGACCTTTTCCTCCCCACGAGAAGATTTACAGAATGGGCACCCAGCTCTAGATAGAATGTGGTGGTCAAAACTCTGCATAAATACTCCATGAGAGGGGCAAACTATAGGTACTTTGTTCCTTGCTTTTTTATAAGTCTCTTTGTTGATTAAAGAGTAATCAAATTTAAACTCATGCACTATGTTAGAGGCCGCTATACGGTCTTCAAGTGAGGTAGTGGCTTTTGCTCGCTTGCATTCAGGACAACCACATGCTTCATTGACATGACCCATAGGTGTTTGGCTAAACTCACCGTGAATTGGACAGACTATAATTACTTTGGTCTTGGTGTTTTTATATATAACCTTTGAGTAATCATAGGTGCCCTTATGAATTTTAGTCGCCCTTGCTACGAACGTCTCTAGTGAAGTATTTTTCGATAGATTCTCTCTAGCACAGGTAGGACAACCGCTACCTTTTAGGTGCCTCACAGCCCTAGGACTAAATTCTAAATTATGGATAGGACAAATAATTATTGATTTAATTGCAGGCCCATGATATTCGAATTTAGAATAATCGTACTTAAAACCATGCACCTCGTTACATTTAGCAATGAATTCTTCTTGTGTTAATTTTTTAGACATTAGCAGCCCCCATTAGACGGTATCGCGCCCAACTTATTGTAATTACGTTCACTATATTATATACACAATACTCATTAAATTTATTACCAGAAATGGTAATTACCAAAATAACTAAAAGGAGACAAGAGATGACAAAAGAATTCTGTCGTGTGGCCCCGTCCCCAACCGGGCGTTGCCATTTGGGGACTGCAAGAACTGCTATATACAGCTACCTACATGCAAAACAGCGGGGCATGGGTTTTCTTATCCGCATGGAGGATTCAGATTTGCTGCGGTCAAAGCAAGAGTTCGCTGACGACATTATAGAAGGACTTTCTTGGCTTGGGATAGAATCGGACATACCTATTGTGTATCAAAGTGATCGTGGCGACATATACGCAAAATATGTAAATCAATTGTTAGCGGAAGGTAAAGCTTATAAGTGCTATTGTACACAAGAAAAATTAGAAGCAGATCGGGAGAGGAAACTAGCAGCAAAAGAGAAGCCGATTTACGACAGAACTTGCTTAGGACTTGATGAGCAGCCGGGCAAGCCTTTTACGGTGAGGTTGAAAGTGGATACCTACGGCGCTGTGACTTTTCGGGATGCTGTATACAAAAGGGTGAATGTGAGGAAGGCAGAAATTGGAGATTTTATTATTCAAAGAAGTGACGGTACAGTTGGGTATCTTCTATCTAACGTAATTGACGATGCTTTGCAAAATGTTTCAGTAGTTATACGAGGAAAGGACGGGGTGAGCAACGCAGCTCCTCAAATTTTGTTGTACGAGGCTCTTGGTTTTCCGGCACCCTCTTACGCACATTCTGCCTTTATCTTGAATGAAAATATGATGAAGTTATCTAAAAGAAACGGGGATGCCTCACTACTGGACTATAGGAGCCAAGGTTACTTATCTCAGTCTCTTTTTAACGCCCTCGCAAGAATAGGGGCTAGTTTCGGGGATAGGGAACTGTTAAGTGTGAAGGAGATGGTAGAGCTATTTGACCTAAAAAATCTTAGTAAGTCTGATGGCGTTTTCGACCCTCAAAAGCTCCTTAACATCAACAAGCATTGGATTAAACAGGCCGATCCAGAAAGATTACAAACACTATTAACCCCATTTCTTTTAAAGGAACAAATAACCGAAGAGCAAATAGCCGAATTTAGTAAAGTATCTTCAGTAAGTAAGGCAATCCAAACGCTACAAACTCGCTCGGCCACCCTTGTAGAAATGGCTCAAAAGGCTAAATTCTACTTCATAAGGCCAGCCTATTCGTCCATCAGTTTAACAGGAGTTCAAAAGGAAATTTTAAAGTCATTCATAGGCAGCTTAGAAAACAATTCAATAGACAAAGCCATAGAAGAGACATGCAAGCAAGCTAACTGCACGATAAAGGAACTTGGGCCACCAGTGCGTCTTTCACTCTCAGGCTCTCTTGCAGCACCTGGAATAGTAGAAATCATTGAAGTTCTGGGGACCAAAGAAACTATTGAAAGGATTAAATTGGTAATTACCTAAATCACCAGAAGTATATTTAATCTTAATCCAACAAGAGGAGCCTCTATGAAGAAGCATATTAAGATCAGAGCGGAGCTGGTTGATAACAAAACTAGAGTCAAAATAACCATCCTGGAACAGTCTCACTTCCTAGACCACTTCGCAGGACGCAAAACAAGTTTTATAAATGAGACTCACGCATTCTGTCACGGCAACCTCAGAATGGCTTCTCATGCCGGAAATCTTCCTAAATTCAGAATAGGCGGCCTAAACAGCGGAGTATTTAAGAAAAATGGCGTAGTAGACAAACTCTATGTAGCCCATTTTCCTTCTCAGTTACCAGCCACTTTCACAGTTACTTTAAAAGATTACCCAGCAATAAAAAAGTGTATCGAAGCTTATAACTCATACGAATTCACTAAATAAGGAGCCAAACAAATGTCTACTAAATCCTACGAAAACAATGAATTCTCCAAGTTCTCTAACAGAAACTCTAAAAACCAAAACCAAGAAGAGCCGTCAAGAAGGAACATTCAGAAGGCTAGAGAGACAGCCATAAGTCAAGCGAGAAGAGTCAAGACCTCTATCAGATATGCTTAGAGACTATCTAATAATAGTTTTCTTCAGGCTACTTAAATCAATAGCCGTGGTGCGTAGAAATCCAAGGGAATTTAAAAAGGAAATCAAAGCCACGGTTAATGACATCTTTCTGAGAGGAGGTTAAGATGAGCAGCATAGCAGAATTTCTAGTCCTTTACTTGCTCAAAGACATTAAAAAGGAACCTGTAAAGAGAATTCAGAAGCCAACTCCAGTAGTTAAATACGTGAAATCATTAGAGTCTCCGGTCTTGTTAAAAGAAACGGTGTGTGGGATGTGTTTGGTAGAATTACCTTCAGAAGAGCATTGCTGGGTTTCGGAAGATGACTTAGTTAAATTACAATAAGGACTCAGAAATGTACTCATACTTCATTATTGGCTCGGTAGCTTTGGGGATGATTTTGTGCGTAGTTTGTGCAGTTTACTCTTACTTGATAAAAAGGAGGGATTAAAATGACAAAAATCATAATAGCATACCTCCTAGTAATTCTGTCAGTTCTTCTTATAGTCTACGCTAGAATTCAGTCTCTTCACATGACTGAGGGAGAGGCTCTAATAGCTGGTTGGAAATTTTATTTAGGAGGAATTTGCTTAATTATTTCATCAGTTTATTTCTCAAAATGTGCTACAAAATAACAAGGAGACCAAAATGGCCCACAATAAACTATCACTAAAAGAACAAGCAGAAGCAAGTTATTGGTGGCATTGTAAGGATGCTTTCAAAACTGTATTCAGTTTGAAAGCACTACCGTTTAGTGAGTGGCTGAACGCATTTAACTTGGTAGCAGGATTCTTCTTCTGGCTGTTCTGTATCTTGCTATTTCCCATAACAGTGCCCTTAGCGGGTTACACTAGAAAACGATACGCTAAGAAATTGGTAGAAAAGTACCGAAAAGACTATGAGAAGTAGTAAGGTAAATAAGTGTGCTGACTTATTTGTTCAATACATTTCAGCACACTTGTTTAACTTATCACTCAACATCACCAACCAACGTCAAACCAAAAAGAGGCCAATAAAATGAACTACAAAATATCCTACAACGAGTTTCTAGAATTCAAAAACAACTACCTTAAAGACAGTGATCCGCTCAAGACTTTCGGTAACGCTTTCTGTGACACCTTCAAAATTGATAATGAATGCATAAGAAAAACTACTTCCGTAACTGCTGCCAGGATTATTATCGACTCATTAGTAGAGTGGACTAACTAAAGGGAGGTTATGGGTATGAAAAGGCATCTGAAGGTTAGAGCTGAATTAGTAAGACCTGGCAATGAAGAGGTTAAGGTTACTATACTAGAGAAAGTTGCGGAGCCTAGTAAATTTAGTAAACGAGGAATGTCTCACCCAAGTCACCATTCAGGGGTGTTTAGGTATGAAGAAGTGCTTTTGATATCTACTAATTACTTAAGTAGGTCTAGTTACTCTGGCTTTAAGTATAACACCGGTTGTCAAGCTAACATGCACTACTTTGAGATAGGCCCAACTTCAACCCTAACCCTCCCAATAGAAGTGCGGCCAAAGATTAAAAAGGCTATCGAAGCGTATAATGAATGGGGTGCTGAAAATCATATAGAGGAGGTTAATACGGAATGAAACATTTAAAACTAAGAGCCAGACTCATTCCAAACTCCAAAGAAGCAATTGTTACTGTAGTTGAGCAGACACATGGAGGCGGTGCTTTTAGTGACCCGTATTTTGACTTCTTCGTCCACAAAGGATATAGAGTAAGTTCTAACCGCAGCTACGTAGTATGTATGGGAGCTAATACCCTGTGGCTCAGTGACGGACCTGGAGTAGAATTTAAAATACAGCAACTACAATGGCCTAAAATAAAACAGTTAGTAGAAGCGTACAACGAGTGGGGAGCAACTCAACCTTAACCTAGGAGGAACTTATTATGCCAGTTGGAGAATTTGATTACGCAAAAGCCTTAATACCCGTCTACGATAGCTTGTATAACCGAGCCGTAGCACTCATGGACAGGTTCAACCCCTGCAATGTCTGCGATGGAGTTTGTGAGAGGCACCGGAGGCAAGAGGGTAAGAACTTCTGCTGTGACGGCTGTTTGTACTTGGGCAAAGAAGGCTGCAGCGTAAAGGCTCTGCAATGTAAACTCTGGATTTGCCGCTATGACCTTGTAGCACCTGTCAACAAAAGAGCCTTCGATTCAATTATGTGGGGTCTTATGATAGAGGCTGCTGGGTTTAATCTCTTGTACGCCAGAGGAAGTATGGAAGACGCTGTAGCACAGGCTTGTCGGTACTACATAGAGCACAAAGATGAAAGGGATAAACTCATGAAGGCTGCTGTAGATTTTCAACCCAAGCCTATCTTCTTTACCCCTCCCGTTTCTTCTTCGAGGGCTATGCAGGCAGCTTTTCCGGTTGCTTACGGTAGGCATGTTAGAGGTATGGATAGTATTTATACGGGTGCTTACAAGGCAGCTAAGCCTATTATTCCTAAAGAAGAACCTGTAGCTAAAAAAGAGGAACCAGCTAGACACAACTCTTTTGCTTCCACCTACAAGAGCCTTTATGGGGAAGGTTTATTTGAAGCCTTCGAGCCGTCTCCAAAGTTCTTTAAAGAAGAAGAGCCTGTAGTCGAAGTAGCTACTGGGGATAAGGTATGAAACTAATACCTCCAGAAACTACTTTCGACATGGTTACGTTCGACCTAGAAAATCCTGTCATAGATCCTTTCGTAGAAAGGTTGAATGAACGAGAAAGGCTTGAAAGCGGGCACTGCTGGGTTTGTTGTAATGAGTTTGATAAAGGGTCTGGAAAAATACTCAGAGAATCAGACCCTAATTGTTACGAAATAGCTAACCGTCTAGATGTTTGTCCAGCTTGTAGTGGAGTTATTAATCCAGACGCCTTTAATTTCTACTGAGGTGAAGAAATTGGTAATTACCTATTTAGGAGGAAACAATGCCGGATAATAAAGAAAGGAGGTGGTATGGTGAAAGGAAATGGATAAAGTATCGTGCTAGACTGACTGAGGATAGGAAGTCTGTGGCTGTTAATATTTTGGAACAGAGTCATAGGCATATGGAGTTTGGAAATACTTGCTTAGGGCACGAATTTACACATGAAGGGTACAGGTTAGGTAGTTATTCTTTCCCAGAGCAGATAAGAAATGACGCTACTTACTTGCAAGGAAATTTGAAAGATAGAGACGACACAACCCTCTACATGACCTTAGAAACGTACCAGAAGTTCAAAGCTACAGTTCTAGCTTATAACAAGTATTTTAAAGGCGACTCAGAAGATTAACCTCTGAGTCTAACTTCCACCACTAGCCCTAAAAAGCTATACAAACATCCATAAGGAGAATAAAAATGAAACACATTAAACTCGAAGTAGCAGCTAACCCGGAATTCAGCCAGACACTCATTCGCGTAGTTAGTCAGACCAACGTAGGCAAAAAGTTCGGTAACATGAAAGGCGACCTGCGTAAGTTCAAAGCATCCAACGGCCTTACAATCGCCAGCAACCTGTTCCCTGCAAAAGATGAGGACTTCAGGAACACTCAGACGATTTGGCTTCGGGGTCTTGGTTCGGAAGTTCAGAATGCTACTTGCCTTGCTCTCCCCAATGACGTAGCAGTTAAGCTTTGCGAGGCTGTCGAGGAGTATAATGAGTACTATACCCAGGCTAATATCAACGCCAGAGTTCGTGCCAAGCGTGAAGCCGAAGCCCTACGCAGTGGTCGTGTTGAGTACGTTGGGTAAGTAGTTTTAGAAGCTGAATGTTCGAGTATTGTGCAGCTTCATTTTCACTATTTCCGTTAACCCTCTCAACTTCTAAAAGAGGTTGATACAAACATCCATGGAGGATATAAAAATGAAACACATCAACGCTAAAGTAATGATTCTGCCGGAATTTAACAAAGGTCTGCTTAAAATCACCGGCCAGACCCACATCAGCACTGCCTTCGGTAACTCTGATGACGGCAAAACCTTCACAGCTACTAACGGCATTACTCTCGGAAGTAACCGTCGTGTCGCTAGGGATGCTGACGAGGTAAACACCATCTGGCTGCGTGGTACTGATACTTCTAAAAATGACAACTCGCTTGCCATTCCGGTGAAACGTCTCGGTAAAGTTGTCGATGCTATTAAGGAGTATAATGAGTACTATTCGCAGAGTCGTATTAACGAAAGGGTACGTCTTAAGCGTGCAGCAGAAGCCGAAGCAGCGCGTCAAGCACTTATCGAAGCAGTTCGTCAGGCTGAACTCGCAAGGCAAGCTGAACTGGCTCGTCGTGCTGTTACCTTCTCTTCCTGCACGTTCATCGTAGGTTAATTAAAAAGTGCCTCCGCGAGAGCATAGGCACATAAAGTACAGAGCTGAATTGTTGAGTTGTAGGAGTCGGGTTAAAGTCACGGTCCTTGAACAAACCCACAGGGACCGTGACTTTGCTTTACCGGAGGATGGTATAGACAGATACTCAGATGGTGTGAGTTTTGTACACGAGAATTTTATACTTGGAAGCTGGTCTTATCCAGAGTTTTTAAGTGGTAGTGACTGGGTGGCTGTGAGAGGTGGTTACAAAGGAGAAGACCACAAACCCATAACATTCCCAACTCTACAATCTTACAACGATTTTAAAGCTGCTGTGCTTGCCTACAATGAGAGGTATAAGTAACTAAAATTAACAATCTGGCTCCAAACTGAGTCATACAAACTAAAGGAGGATTCTTTATGAAACGACAGAATTTTGATGCGCGAGTAACTGTAAAGAGAGAAGCCGCCGTAGAGAGGGCCGCTGAAAGGTCTAATAGGACTCCGCAGGAGCAGCTTGACATTCTCGACAGTAGGCTTGGAAAAGGAGTTGGTGCGGTAAAAGAGAGGGCTAAACTGCTATCAATCATCAATAAGCAGGAGGGTTAATATGAGAGAAATCCAAGAAGGGGATATTGTTAAGAGCAGTTATCATAGCATCTATGTAGGAATTGTTGGAAGGATTTTTGAGGAGGATGGAGAAAGGATCGCAAAAATAATATACAAATATGGCAGCGTTCTTGTAGGGGACGAATACAATCTCGAAGACCTTACTCTATATGAAAATCTACCAACCTTTGAGGCTGAAATAACAGGACTCGGTTGCGGTAGACACTTAATTAGAACTAACGCAAACAATGAAGAGGAGGCTGTCTGCTGGTTTAGCAAATTTCTCAAAGGGGATGTAACAGACGTGCTTGGCAGGCACATATTAGAAATTGTTAAAAAATCGAGCAAGTCAGACGCTTCCTCACTCATCGTAACTTATATCAAAGCAGTTTAACCACTAACAAAATAGGTAATTACCTAAATCAACGGAGGGAACAAAATGAAAGATTTGTTGAAAACTACTGGCACGGTTTTGAGAAAACATGGTCTTCCTGATGCAATGCTTGAGAAACTGCACGATCAGATGCGTGATGCGAAGAGTGGCCTTGACTCCACTCTCGGTCTTACAGAAGCCACTCTGTTCCGTAAGTCTATTCCGCTTGCTCATAACGAGGCGGATGTTCGTAAGGATTATCCGCAGACCTATTCGGTGATTGCTCACGTTCTCCATCAGGCAATTCAGGCAGGTTCCCCGATTGACTTGGGTTCTGTTTCTCTGATTGAAAATACCGTGAAGGTTAAGAATCAGGAAAGCAAGCTGTCTAGGGTGCTCGCAAAACAACTTAAAGGGCAAGAGGAAGTGCTCAAGTATTGTATGCCTGAACTCGGTATCAGCAAACCTGAGCAGTTTCTTCCTAAACTTGGCGATATAGTAAAGTCTGGACGGCAACTTTGGGTTTCGACCAACATACTGGATTTTCTGTATGCTTCGGAACATGCCTCCTTTACTTCTTGCCATTCCCTTAGGGGTTGCCACTTCAACGGTAACTTGGCATACGCTAGGGACGGACTTACTCTAATAACCTTCGTTTCTGACGAAAAGGCAACCACAGCACAACATGAAATATACAAGCTGGGGAGGAGCTGGATGTTCGTCGTGGATAACACAATTATTCAGCCCAAGTCCTATGGCGCTTACTACGATTTTGAAAGGGATATGGCGAGGCTGTTTGTAGAAGAGAAGATCGCGGAGTCTCTTGGGGTTGAGAACAAGTGGAAAATCAAGCGCGGTGCGAGTATCAGCGAGGTGTATTTTGAAACCCCTCAAGATAAGTATTCCGGCAGTGGTGCGCTCTACCTCGACAACTACGATCTGGACATCTCCTACATGGGTTCGTATAACTCACCCAGCGTAGAGTTTTCAGCGGCAATGTGCTTGGAGTGCGGGCAGACTACTGACTACGCTTCTAAGGGTGTTTGCAGTGACCATGACGGCAAGATCAAAGCCACCTGCCCGATCTGCGGAGAAAGGCATCTCACGCATAATATGTACAACGTTGGCGGGGAGCACGGCACTGTCTGCTCGACATGCTTTACCAGAGAGTTTGGTCAGTGCAGTCATTGTGGCAACTATCACCGCAAGAGTGATCTGGAAACTATCGACGGTAGATTCGTTTGTGCTCCCTGCAAGCAAAATCACTACACCACCTGCGATTGCTGTGGTACCTTTAGTAAGAAAGATAAGCTGGCTAATCTGAAGGGTGTAGGGAATGCTTGCCTTTCATGCCAAGATAAGTACATGCTCTGCTCAGTTTGTGGTGACTATCATCTTAAATCTGACGTTGAGTACTACAAATACGTTGGGAGGGTGTGCAAAGTATGCGTAGAATTCAGCACATTCACCTGTACTTCGTGCGGAGAGGTTCATCCTATCTCCGACAGAAAGGTAACTGAAAAAGAGTCCCTCTGCCCTGCTTGTGAGGCTCGTAGGGAAGGCAAAGAAGTTACACTTAAGTTTAAGCCTAAGTACGCTGATCTTCCTGAAGGTTGGGACGACTATGTAGAAGAAGTCGGCTAAAGCTTCTTCAAGGCTGTCTAGTTTCGCTTTTGTTAGGAGGCTAGACAGCCACTGTAAGTAAACTTGGAAGAACCTAAAGGGGGACATATAATGGGTTATAAATTAAACACAATTCAAGAAGTGCTGGAAATGCCTACTGACGAAATGATTCCAGCCTGCACAGATTTCTTGCTAGACTACTTTGAGGCGGATAAAAATTCTGATCCGAAGGTTTACGTTTTGGAGGATGATTTCGTATATGCCATTGGAGAAAGTCCTATCACTATCGTAGCGCACGTTGATACGGTCCGCGATAGGTACATGCAAAAAGTGCCCACAAAAAATACTGCCAACATAGTTCTTTGCGGTCCTAAGAAAGATGATTCGATGGTTCTTTGTCAAGACAGAAATGTTATCACAAATCTTAACGGAGTTCTGGGGGCTGATGATAGGGCGGGAGTTTTCGGGTGCCTTGAGATAATCAGACGTTGCAGCGAGGCGGGCTTACCTTTGCCAAGTGTCATTCTTACTAACGGTGAAGAAAGTGGTGGGATCGGTGTCGGAGCATTTTGCAGGTCTAAAATCTTTGAAGAGCAGGACAAAGGAAGGACCAAACTGTTCGTAGAAATGGACCGCTGCAACGCTACAGAATGGGTTACTTACGGTGCTAAACTACCTGCGGAAGTAGTTGCTTACGTTGAGTCATTCGGCTTCCATAAAGGACATGGGTCATATTCTGATATAGCAGACTTGCAGGAGGAGTATTTGATTCCTGCCGTTAACGTAAGTATCGGATATTATTCACAGCACTCGGCTTGCGAAAAACTTCATGTGGATGAGATGTATCTAACCATTGAGAGAGTTTTTCAAATGGTTAAAGATCCGATTGACAAACTCTATAAAGTAGATGCTGACGTTAAGGGCTACGGATGGGACGAAGATTGGTACAACCATTATAACCCAAAAAACTATGTCAGTACCAACCACAACAAACCCAAAACAGAAACTCCTAAAACAAATACTAACAAGACTACCAAGGGTGTTACTTCGTTCCCGCAAAACAAGCCGGGCAAAACTTCTGTCGATAATGCTCTGGATGCTATTACGAGGGGTGGATTCTGCATCAGTTGTGGGCATATCTGGAGTGATTGTGAGTGCGGCGAAATGCTTAAGGACGTTGCGGCATACATGTATAAAGAAGAGATAGAGTTCCTCTTAGAGAACTATCTGTTTCCAGAAGATTCTATGCACGTGCTTCTTACTGCATTTTTGGAAATGGAAAATGAAAAGATTGAAGCAATAGACGTTGATGTTGTGACTGACGAAGGAACCAAGCTACTGATTCAAAATAACGCCGTCGAGCAGTTTGCTAAAGAATCTGAGAATAATGAGGGGGTAGGAAATGCGTGAAATTAAGAGAGGAGATTTTGTACTAGATACTTACTACAATAGGCTAGGAATTGTTGCTGATGCAGGCATACGCCGCCACAGAGTATACTTCCCTGAAACTGGTAAATACCAAAATGAGATAGCTACCTACCTGAAATCTTTAAAACGATCTTTCAAAGCTACCTTCGTATCACTTGGTAGAGGTTCGGTAACAGCCATTATAAACCAGCCCACAGAAGCCGCTGCTAGGGCTAGAGCTGCTAAGTTGATTGAGAATCCTAGTCTAAGGGATAGCTGTGGGAACAGGCTTGAGGATTTGGGTTGGACATACCCTTCATGCGCTGAGGCTAAAGAACTTAGACCGATTCTAGTTCACTTAGAAGACTTAACCCCTATGCTTGAAGAAGGGCTGACTCATTTAACTTGAGGAGGTACCTATGGGGCACCACAAAGAGCTACCTGAATCTGTAAAGCAACATGCGGATAGGGTAGGTAGATTGGCCAGACTATCTGCTAGAGCTACTGGCAAGGATGAACGAGCAGCTTATCTTGCGGGTATTTTTCATGATGACGGGAAAGCTACCTTGCCTCCTGAGTTATTTGACGGCAGGGAGATAACCTTAGAAGAATACTCGCTAATCAAAGAACACGCTATAAGAGGATACCTTGACCTAAAAGAGAGGATGCCCTTCACCGGACTATGCTCTGGTTTACACCATGAAATGTCTGTGGTGGAGGGCTACGGAATTACTTTGGAGGATATCCCTAAAGAATTATCTTTCGCAGACCTTAAAAAGATTTTAGATATTGCCACTATAGTTTCTATTGCAGATTTCATAGATGCTTACAACACTAGAACAACTTCAATAGGACTTGGTGGTGCTAAAAAATTGGGGCTGAAAGAACTTCTCTGTAAGAGGTATCCCTCAGAAATACCTTTAGTGACTGTGATGTTGGAATTGAGTGAAGAATTGTACAAACAAACCACCTGAGAAACCAAAAGGAGAAATAATATGGATGAGAATAGCAAGCAGGGAGGTGAGGTGATTGAGAGTGTGGATCTAGGTAATACCAATTTAGAGCCTAAGCACAGGGAGAATTCATCTAAAGAATTATTTCAAAGAGACCCAGCAAGGTATTGGTACATTGAAGGAATGAGAGACGAGATAGAATTACTGTACGAAGAGGCAGCTACTAAATACACTGCGGCGTACACTCAGGCAATTAGGGAAGGTAGGTCTTCTGCGTTACCTTATAAATGGGAAGCTATGCGGTGTATAGAATTTGCAGCAATTTACAAAGGTTTGATGGATGAGTGGGCCGCTACTAAAAATATTGGCCGGATGATTGACGAGAATCAGCACATGGTTCACTGGTACGATGAGAAATCAGTAGTGCCAAAAGAATTACTTGACGTGTACAAGAAAAAGGTTCCTGCGGGATTTCTATATAACGTAGTAATATATAACAAAGAAAATAAACAATGCCGGTTTATTCAATCGCTAGATTATCATAAGGACTCTGATCCGCTAATGGACAGGGAGTATGTTGCGTATCCTGGAGGTTTTGTTCAGGCAAATGTGTATATCAAAGACCCTGAAGTTATCTTTCACAAGTGGATGTTAACCTCAAATAAACTTAACGACACCTACGACTTTAGGAATGCAGTTAAGAGAAGCATTAGACTGAGGTACTTGCAAATGCCTGAAGCACTTAGACAAGAAATGCACAAGAGCAGCGTGTATAAAAAGTATGTGGCCCCTGCTATTGGGAATCGTAGTGTGGGTAGTTTGTTCGACGACTTTGTTGCATACAAGGCAGGGTTAGTATGAAAAAGTACCTTAAAGTTCGCGGAGAGTTGATGTACCCAGACAACAAATTCGTTCGCATGACGGTGCTTAAAAATAGTCATGAAGGGCTGGAGTTTGGTGGGAATGATCCAGCACTCATGTCTCACGTGTTCAGCTTTAAAAGGGTAAAGTTAAGGGCTATTGCTACGGCAAGATTTAAATTTTCTACCACCGGAGATAAAAGACCAGTATCTGTAACTCTCGGCAATCCCATAAGCGGCTCTATCCTAATACCTATAGAGTACTGGAAAGAAGTTAAAGAAGCTGTCCTAGCCTACAACGAATGGGGGAAATTTCAATGAAACATTTAAAACTGCGTGCTGAATTGGATAAGAAAGATAAGACTTTTTGTTTTGTGGAGGTAGTTGAGCAGACACATAGGAGATTAGACTTTGGAGTTAATTTTAATGGAGCCGGTTCTTTTGTTTGTGGTGAGATTATGTTGTTGTCTTGGCGAGAGCCTGTTTGGTGGGATAACCAGTTAGGAGGAACGTACAGACTTTACTTGAGAGGTAGAGACGTGGACTATGACAAACGCAAAGTTAGAGTCCCTACAAACATGTGGCATAAAATAAAAGCCGCTGTTTTGGCTTACAATGAATTTTATTCTGGCGAGGACGGAGGGAAGAAAGAGGTTAGGGTACAAGAGAAGATTGGAGTGTCTGTTAAAACTACCGACGAATGGAAGAGTATAGTACTAGCACAGTATGTGGAGGCGTTAGAGAAAGAAATTATATACGGTAGGCCAGAAATAGTAGGCACCTCCGTGAGCTTATTCGGTACTGACTACTTGGTTACAACTAATGGCGACTAAAAAACTTATTAGTCTAAGTCTAACAAAAGATGAAATAGCTCTGCTAGATACCCTTGTAACTATCGCAGAGAATAGAGCTATAAACCCCAAGCAAGTTAATAGAAGTACAGTTATCCGCGACCTTATGGTAAACTCCATGAGAGAGATACAGAGTACTAAAACTTCTCAAGGAGGTAATAATGAGTAAAGAAAATGGAGCAGAAAGGGTGACTGTAACTATCGAAGCACCTCCTAGCTTTTCTGTTGTTGAATATATTGAATTGGTAAAACAAGAAGGCTACAAAAATGACTACATGAATTTCAACTTCGACCAGCTTCTTGAAGATTTGCCTAAAGCCATGAAATCGTTCACAAATGACATAGTGGCTAAAGCAATACTTTCGCATAGTTATGGAGAGATGCTGGCAAAGCATTTTAGAAATTGGATCAGGGGACAAATGAACCCGGAGCTTGAGTACGCCTGTGGTGGGGCTAGTATTGGAGAAGACGAGGAGGGACTTGCTGAATGCTAAAAGTAGAAAACATCGGAGTGTTTAATATTGAAGGTGCTTTCAGGGGTATGAGAAATCCTTTGGAAAGTTGGGACAAATCAGACAACGGAGGCCCAAAAGATTTAGCTCTGGCAAAGAAACTAGTAGCTGCTGGAACGGACCATAGTAAATTCATGCGGCAGATTTTTGTAAGTATGGATATCACCGCTCCGATGAGTTTTTGGTGGGATTTGGACACTTACAAGGTCAGCACTGTCAGAAACAGCACCAGCCGGATGCACAAGCTAGGTTCCAGACTTTTAACTGCTGAGGATTTTAGTTGGGATAACGAGGAAGGTATTGTAGAGCTAACCCCATACAGAGAATCTTTTCTAAGGGAAATAAATACCCGTATAACAGTTTGGCAGGAAACTAAGGATAAGAATCTTTGGAGGCAGATAGTTCTTGACTTACCCGCTAGTTACAATTTTCTAAGTTCTTGGACAGGTAACTATCAGGTACTAAGAGCACTATATCATGCTCGTAAGAACCATAAGCAAAGAGAATTCAGAGAGTTATGTGGCGAGGTAATTGCTAAAATGCCTTACAGTGAACTTATTACTTTAGAGAAGGAGACTAAATGAAAGAATTTCAAGTGTTTAAAGATATTCAAAATACTACCTCCAAAAAAGCAAAAGAAGCTATCTTATACTATAGCGATTCAGAAACTCTTAGAAAGATGCTTCTGTACTGCTACTCCCCTCTTCTCACGTACAGAGTTAAGCAGATTGATTTTCCAGATAAGTACAATACCGTTCAACCAGACATTTCTGACGAACTGTTCCAACTACTTGATCTATTAGCTTCACACACTGTAGGGACAAATGACGCTAAAGCTATGATTAAAAGACTATTAGCTAAATGTACGGAAGATGGTGCTAATTGGGTTTGTAAGATAATTAGCAAAGACCTTAAGATAGGAATTTCTGAGTCAACCATCAACAAAGCCTTTCCTGACCTTGTGCCTACTTTTAAGGTTCAATTAGCACTTCCAATGACTGAGCCTAAGTCTGGGGAAACTAGGTGGGACACAATTACCTACCATAACTCTTGGATTCAGGAAGTCAAGCTGGACGCGCTTAGGTGTGTTGCTTTGTGCGACGGTGAAAAAGTTATATTTAGTAGCCGTGAAGGGTTTGAATTTGAGTCTTTAGATTTCTTGGCTAGTGAAGTTCTGAAGTTAGCTCAAGGTCGCGCTATAGTTTTAGATGGTGAAATTGTAGCGACTACTTACAATCCAAACTGTAAGGTAGCTAAAAAGAACTTTGAAGCAGGAACTAAGTGGGTATTTCCTCAATCTAGTAGCATGGTCCGCTCAAGTAAAGGTTCATATTCTGACGAGGAAATGAAAAAATGCCTTACCTACGTAGTTTGGGATGTTGTTAGTTACGACTACTTTCTGAGTCAAGGGAAAGAAGGAAATTGCAAACCCCTGAGGTATCGTAAAACTGAACTGGCAGGAATGTTTGAGGCAGCTTCTGAGCTTTCTAACATCAAGAGAATTACTAGCAGACCTGTAGAATCTAAGGAAGGAGCTGTAGAATATCATAAAGAAATGATTGACCAAGACGAAGAAGGCACGATGCTGAAAGAACTCGATGCCGTATATGAGTTTAAAAGATCACCTACTGTGTTGAAATTAAAAGACTTTTTTACAAGTGACCTGAGAATCATAGGAGCAGTAGAAGGTACTAAAGGTTCTAAGTATGAAATGTCTTTGGGCACTTTGGTAGTCAGTGATGATGCAGACTTGGTTAGTGAGGTAGGCACTGGAATTGATGATGATCTTAGGCTAAACATGTGGTTCAGGCATAAACGAGGAGAACTTGTTGGGGGAATTGTTGAAGTAATTTTTCAGGAACGTACGGCAGATAATAGTTTGAGACTCCCTGTGTTTGTTAGAGAAAGGCCGGACAAGACCTCGGTTTCCTGGGGTTGATGAGGTAGCTAAACAGTTAAATAGGTAATTACCTAAAAAGGAGAACTAAATGATCTTTATAGACGGGAAGTTAGTACAATTCGGAATGTTTCCTAATAAGGAATCTAACCTGAACTTTAACAACGTAGGATTCCACACACACAGCGTTATCACCTTAAAGTTTGAAAGTGACCTAGACCTGTTCAATCTCTACATCCTTAAGAGCTACATGGACGAAAACGGCTGTAGAAGTCCGTACCTAAAAATACTTTACATGCCTTACAGCAGGATGGATAGGAGGAATGAATTCTATACCTTCAATCTAAAGTATGTAAGCAATTTTATCAACAGTATGAACTTTGCACAGGTAGAGATATTTGACGCACACTCAGACGTTACTTCTGCGTTGGTTGATAGGTGCATTGACAGAAGTAATATTCCATATCTGTTTTCTAAATTTCAGAAAGAAGTTGGCACTGAAAATACGGTTATTATGTATCCCGACGCTGGTGCCCAGAAAAGGTACGAAAGGCACTTTGCATATCCCTCTGTAGTTGGCAAGAAAGTTAGGAGCTTCGGAGACGGGAAGATTTTATCCTATGAAATTGCCGGAGACGCTGCTGGCAAAAATGTTGTTATTGTGGATGATCTATGCTCTAGAGGCGGTACTTTCATGGGCGCGGCAAGTGCTTTGAAAGATGTAGGAGCAAAAGATTTGTATCTCATTGTAAGCCACTGTGAGAACACAATTTTAGAAGGTGATGTACTGAGTTCTGGTCTGTTCAAAAAAGTTTACACAACAAACAGTATAATCTCTGAGTCCAAAGCTACTGACTCTTTCGCTATCCTTAACATTTATGGAGGTAAATAACTATGAAAACTAATTTTAAAGTTCCTGCTACGTTGATCTGTGATTTCTACAAAATTTCTCACAGAGCACAATACCCAGTTAAAACTGAAAAGGTCTATAGCACATGGATTCCTAGGACCAGCAGAATTACTTTCGTAGACAAAGTTGCTGCCTTTGGGTTCCAGGCATTCATCAAAAAGTATCTTATCGAATACTTTAACGACAACTTCTTCAGCCGCCCTTTGGAGGATGTGGTAGACGAGTATAGCAGGGTAGTTAAGTACTGCCTCGGAGATAATAATCCAGACACCTCTCACATTGAAGCACTTCACTCTTTAGGTTATCTTCCGATTCTTATTAAAGCAGTTCCTGAAGGCACTTTAGTTCCTGTTCGGGTGCCTATGCTGACCATTGAAAATACCCACGAAGACTTTGGGTGGCTTACCAACTACCTAGAGACTATCGCTTCCTGTGAACTTTGGCAGAGTGCTACGAGTGCAACCCTAGCTCTTGAGTACAGGAAAATTTTGGATAAGTATGCCACGTTGACCTCTGACATTCCTGAGTTTGTTGACTTCCAAGGGCACGATTTCTCTATGCGAGGGATGAGTTCTTTGGAGTCTGCTATAACTTCTGGTATGGGGCATTTGCTGTCTTTTGCAGGAACCGACACAATCCCTGCTATTTTGGGACTTGAAAATTACTACAACGCTAATATTGAAAATGAACTTGTGGGTTGTTCAGTCCCGGCGACCGAACACAGCATAGCTTCATGTGGCGGTTCTAGTTCTTTAGAAGAGGAAGCTACTTTTAGGCGTTTGATTACAGAAGTCCACCCTTCGGGTATCGTCTCTTTGGTTTCTGATACATGGGACCTTTGGAATGTCCTTACAAATATCCTGCCGAATCTTAAAGAAGTTATTAATGCTAGAGACGGCAAAGTAGTTATCCGACCTGACTCTGGTGATCCTGTAGATATCATTTGTGGTGTGTCTTACTCTGAGGTTTTTGACTTGGATGACGATAGCCTGATGGGTTCTCCTGATCGCGTTGTTAAATGTCTGGAAGATGGAAAATTTTATAAGATAACTTCCTACGATACTGGTTGGACTACTAAATTTGAATGTAAAGAAATTTCTGAGGCTTCTGTGAAGGGGGTCGTAGAACTGCTTTATGAAACCTTCGGAGGGACTGTTAATAGCAAAGGGTTTATCCAATTAAGTGATAAAGTGGGGGCTATTTACGGAGACTCTATCACACTTGAGAGGGCAGAAAATATTTGTAATCGTCTCATGGATAAAGGATTTGCCTCTACCAACATTGTGCTAGGCATTGGGTCGTACACTTACCAGTATAACACTAGGGACACTTTCGGGTTCGCTATGAAAGCTACTCATTGTGTTATTAATGGAGTTGAGAAAAATATATTTAAAGATCCGATCACAGATGATGGAACTAAAAAATCTCTTACTGGACGTTGTGTTGTACGAAACATTGACGGAGTGTTGGTAGCTACTGATGGTCTGTCTGAATTAGAAGAATACGCGGCGCTTGATAACGTGCTTCAGCCTATTTTCTGCAACGGAGTTTTGTTGGTAGAAACTTCACTTAAAGAAATCAGAGAGCGAATCAAACAATGAGGAGGTGGTACAATGAAGCACCTTAAAATACGGGCAGAGTACAGACCTGCCACAAAAGACGTAGAAGTGACTTTACTAGAGCAGTCACATTTCGGTAATGATTTCGGTAGGATAGAAGATGCTTTTACGAGGAATCTCGGGGAACCTTGCGTATTTAAGCACGAAGGAGTAGCAATTTATAGCCATACCGCTTATAATACACACCAAACATATTTTTTCAAAAATAAGTATCCAGACCCAATTAATAAAATAACCACTTGGCTTTGCATAGGAGCTAGTGCCTCAAAGTTTGAACGAACCAAAGTAGAAAACTCTGTGCCGATTGGTGAATGGGCAGCCTTGAAAGCAGCTATTGAAGCCTACAACGAATGGGGAGCTAACCAATGAAACATTTAAAAATTAGAGCGGAGCTTGTAGGTTTTAAAAGAGACCTGGTGAAAATAACCATTCTAGAACAGACCCACTTCTTTAAAGAATTTGGTAATGTTACAGACAAAATGGCAGGTTCTGCTTTTATTCACGGAGAAGGGCTTTTGCACAGTGATGGAGAAGAGCCAGCATACAGCGGTAAGAACATATCCGTCCATGACAGTAACTACTATTACTGGCTTTTTGTTAACGGTCAAACACACCACAAAGGCGATGTTGGTGAACCTATAACACTAGAGACTTGGGCAGTACTGAAAGAAACTGTGAAGGCTTACAACGAATGGGGAGCTAATCAACCTTAGAGGAGAAACTACTATGTCGATTTTAGATAAATTTGCTTCACTTATCCCGCTTGAAGATGTAGAAGAGGGCGCTAAACAACAGATTTACAACATCCTGAAACTTGATTGTTTAAAGAAACTTGCATTGATGCCAGATGCCCACCAAGGTTATGATATGCCCATTGGCGGGGTGGCTTTGCTGGATGGATTTATCTCAGCTAGCTTTGTCGGACTTGATTTGGGCTGCGGCGTATGCCATATAGCTACTGAAGAAGGTGCAGAAGACTACTCAAAAGATGATTTACAACACATTTACAAGACTATCCACAAGACTATACCGACAGGATTTTCTTCACATTATCACTCTAAAGATTATCTTCCTAAGTTCAAGTCTGCGGTTCTTGATAAACAGACCACCGACAGAATAGCCGAGAAGGTTGACTTTCAGTTAGGAACGTTAGGCGGTGGGAACCACTTCATAGAAATCGGAAGTAACAGAAAAGGCAACCTAGCAGTAACTATCCACTCTGGTTCTAGGAATGTGGGGCATACTATCGGCGGGGCTTATATGAAGATGGGCCGTATGTTTGAACTTTCTTCGGAACTAGGTCAATCCTACCTGAGAGATATGAACTACGCTCTTGACTGGGCTTTGGAAAACAGAATGCAAATGATGCGGAAGGTTTTAGAAGCTGTTGGGATTAGTAATAAAAATATAACGGTAGTTTTGAAGGACGTTATAAATGAGAACCACAACCACGCTGTAGTTACTTCTGAAGGTGTTTTGCATCGTAAGGGAGCTACTCCTGCTGATTTGGGCCAACTTGGTATTATTCCAGCTAACATGAGAGACGGAGTTTATATTACTAGAGGTTTAGGTAATACCGAATTTTTGTCATCAGCTAGTCACGGTTGCGGAAGACTTATGGGAAGGAACGTAGCTAAGAAATCTCTAGACTACGATGAATTCGTAACTCAGATGGAAGGTATTGTATGTTCTACTGACAGAAGCATTTTAGATGAGGCTCCAAATGCCTATAAAGATGTTAACTATGTGCTTGATGCTCAAGTCGGTAGAACTGTAGAAGTTGTTGATTTCATTAAGCCTTTGCTAAATATTAAAGCAGGAGGAGACTAACCAATGAGCAGACACTTAAAAATTAAAGCGGAATTAAATCCAGACAAAAAGACAGCAACTCTAACGTGGATTTCTCAAACTCATTTTGGAAGTTATTTTGGAAACAGTAGGCCGGTTGGTTGTATTAATGACGACTATTTTAGCTCTAGCTGTTCTTTTAACGTTGGTGTTAATAGTCTAGTAAGTCATCCTAATAATACATTTAGAAAAGGCCAACTTTCACATAATGAAATCAAAAATAGAAAATGGTTTTTAGTGCCTAGCCAGAATGTGCCGTGGAATAGAACCACAACTATCGCAGTAGAAGACTGGCCTTGGATTAAAAAACTGGTGGAATCTTACAATGAATTTTACAAATAAGGAGGTACCTAAAAATGATAATTGACTATTGCAAAGACGGAGAGGCTATTGGGGATCTTAGTGCAAAAGATTACCTGAGAAAGAAATATGCAGAATACACAGATTGGCACATTCATACTTCTTCGGAATGTGTTATTATGGCGGCTCAGCTTTTAGTACTTGCAGGCGAACTTCCCGCAGATAAAATAAAGATTTGGCATGAGCATAAGTTTGCCAGTAAGATAGACAGTAAAGGTAATTTGAAGCCTTGGCCTAAAGGGTTATGCGAATTTTCAGGTAAATGGCTTCTAGAAGTGGTAAGACTAAGAACCAAACATAACGAGACAGCCTCATGAAAATGCAATCTACTAGAGAAAAATACTTAGTAACCAAAATGGGAGTCCACTACAAACACTGCACAGATAACTATGTTTTCACTGGACAAGGCATGTGGTCTGAAGGAGAATACTTCTACAAACTATTTAAATGGGCGCAGAAAAGTTCTTGGTGGGGTTATCTGAAAAGGGATTATATAGGCGACGAGGGAGATGGTATTTTAGGGCCACTTTACTATCCCATTGACGAATCCTACATAGACGCTGAGATGTTGGCTAATGCTATCTACTCCTACTTTATAAAGAAAGAGGAGGTTCCATTTTGATAGAGGTTAGGCATGTCGCTCGCGTCCAACTACCTGAAGATGAAAATATAAAAGCCCTGATTTTAAACCTGTTTGCGTACACTTCCAGAAGCGGAGAATCTTTTCACAACTACTCTTACAAAGATGGAGTAGCATATCTTCCCCCTTGCCTTCCAAAATTAGAGGTAGTCGCTAGTCTGTTAAACGAAACAGTGGTGGATAACAGGAGCCTTGGGCAACCCATATCCTCGCCTTTCATACTAAACCCAGAATTTACTTTAAGGGATTATCAAGTAGAACCCGCCAGACAACTTTTCGAAAACACAAGAGATAATAAATCAGCAACTCTAAGTGCGGGCTGCGGGACTGGAAAAACTATAGTGGTATCTCACGCGGCTGGTCGTTTAAATAAGAAGATCCTAGGGATTTTAGATCAGTCGAATTTATTTCAAAATTGGGCGATTGCTTTTGATATCATCTATGGTAAAAAAATTCAGCAACTAAAATCAACTGACATTGCATTCTCAGACGTATGCATAACAACGTTTCAGATGCTGCACAGGAACCCTGAGTTACTTGAAAGAATCCGTAAAGTTTTTGGCTGTCTAATTTTAGATGAGTGCCATGTTGTAAAGGCTGCTACCTTCAAACAAGTTTTATCTAGGCTTGACGCGCAGTACCGTATAGCATGTACGGCCACTTTCTTCAACAAAAACCTACCTTTAGGGATTCTTGAGGACTGGCTTGCTCCGGTGTCTGTTAAAATGGTAGATCAAGACGCCTTAACTCCAGAGATACGTTGGATAGATACAGGAGTAATTTGGGCTTCAGAAGAACCTATGGATTACGCTTCCTACGTTCTTCCAGCACTTGCAGCAGATGCTAAAAGAAACGCTGTTATATTCAGTATACTAAAACAGTGTTTGGAAGAGAAACGTAGAACAATAGTTTGCTGCATCACGGTAAAACAGGCTAACTTTCTTCATGAGATTATGATTAAATCTGGCGCACGGTCTACTGTGTACACTGGAAGTACTACTGCTAAGAGAGACTTGGAAGTCAAAACTAAAATGAATTCTGGAGAGTTAGACTTCATTTTTGCTTCCATGAAATTTAATAAGGGAACAGATATAGATACAGCGGATTGCATGGTTTTGGTAAGACCCAACAACAATCTTAAAGACACTCAACAATTAACTGGGCGAGTAGTTCGGAAGGTTGAAGGGAAACCAAAGCCCATAGTTTATGATTTTGCTGATGTAGGTTACTTGGCAGAAATCTTCGTAAGAAACCGTAAAAAGTTCTATAGGAGCCTTAACTACGAAGAAGGGTAGGCTAGGGTATGGGGGAGTTAAAAAGTCCCTCTACAAGCAATCCTCGTTCGTTTTAGAGGTGGTTGTGGAGGATAATATGGAGGAGTTTTATTATGAGAAATATTGTGACTGAAGAAGAGGCAGCTACGAAACGGTGCCCTCAACTCATGGGTAGGTCTGATCTTGTAAATCGGTATTGCAAAGGATCTGACTGCATGGCTTGGCGGTGGCATTCTGAGGAGACACTAGAGAAGGGCTATGGAGAGAAAACTGTGGTACTAAAATATGGGTACTGTGGTAAGGTGCCTTTAACATGAAATTGGTAATTACCTAAAAAGGAGAAAATAATATGGCATTAGTTTCGGGCGACAGCCATGGTAACCTCAACCGCTTAAAAGCATTCCTGAGATACAAACCTGAAGAGGAACACATTCTAACAGGAGACCTAATGGACTCCTACATAGCGTCCGACACAGGTATTATAGAGACCTTTCAGTTGTTTCAAAAATCAGATGCATTAGCAACATGGTCGAACCATGATACGGTTTACCTAAAAAACTGTCCTGGACAACTGATGTGCTCAGGTCATCGTACTAACCCAATTTTCGGTCATCTGATAAACGGCAGCAAGGATAAATACAGAGGGTCGTTTGTAAGAGATGGCTACCTGATAACACATGCAGGAGTTGTGGAAGAGATTGGTAGTAGGTTCTCTGACCTAGAATCTTTAAGCGAGTATATAAACACTGAGATAGATAAGATTGTCTATAACGAGGAAATTTGGGTAGATAGTCCTTTGTCGGATGTGTTTAATATCTCTGTTGTGAGAGGAGGTTACCATAAGTACGGCGGACCTCTATGGGCTGATTACAGAAGAGAAAAATATGATTGCACCAAGAATCAAATCTTTGGACACTCTCATTCGGAAACTTTGAAAATCTTTAACTACGGAGATGATGAAAACGAGAGGAAGCATGTCGCTGTAGATTGTAGTGAGTTTAGCTGTTTTAACACCAAGACTGGCGCAGCAGAGGATTTCATGTTTCCTGCTTTTAAAGATGGTCCTGCGGTAAGAAAACTGTTGGAGGTCGGGTACTAATGGTCAGAAAACAATTTACTTTGTTGGATTCTTTAAGATATCCAGAGAGCTACAATTCAAATTATCTTGAAGGCTCATATACAGAGGACGGTTCATTACATTTTTATGGGTATTGGGATGAACGTAAGAAATGTTGGATACCTCTGAGCGAGCTGAAATACTATTCGGAATAGGGGAGGGTTATGATACGTGTAGAAGTAGACTTATCTGACATTCCTAAATGGGCACAGACTAATGATACCGACGCCTTCTCGTGCTATATTGCTGGAGAACTCAGTGCAGCAGGTATTCCTATAGTTGGAAGTCCTCTGCTGTCTAGGGTAGATTTTACTAAAGGAACGTTACTAACTTGGTACGACTATGAAAATGATAGGAATATTTACTTATGGAAGTAGAGGAGGACAAAATGAAATGGAAAAAGAAAGAGAAGATTTATCCTAAGGAATACTCGACTAGACAAAGATATATTTTTACTTGGTATCCTGTAACAATAAGCGGAGAAACTCGTTGGCTATGGTTTTACAAAGTGGAGGAGATACATTATTACGGTACGTGCAGGCTTCTTGGAGATGAGAAATTCTATCCCGAGTTTGGATTTTGGAGCTACAGCCGGTGGATTGACTAAAGGAGGGTAAAATGAATTCTAAAAAAGAGATTTGGATAACTAATAGCGGTGAAGTTCTAGATGTTGATGAGATGACCGAAGATCATGTTAGAAATACCCTGAAGATGTTGATAAAGCAAATTAGGGAAGGCAAGCTTGGTTGTCTGGGGTACCATCAGGATAGGATAAATATGGAGAGGCGTATGGAAGAACTGAGGGAGATTCATCCTAGTCTTACTACTGGGATTAGGGAGTATGGTGTGGATGGTGGGTAGGGGTTGTGTTAGGGAGTGGGTAGGGACTAAGGCAGTTGTTAGGTAAACCTTATAGTCTATATTATATATCTCGTCCGAAACGGACGACCTTATTATACCACAGAAATGGCTTTTTGTCAAGCTTTTTCTTCAATGAAATGATTATTTTATTTTAATGTTCTGATTTTGGTAACTACCTAAAATTTAAGGAATAAGGACTGTCAAGAGAATTATATTTAGTGATTTGTATAATTCTCTTGACAGAATTGGGTTTGGTGTGCTATAGTGGATTATTGGTTGTGTTGTTTTGTCGGTTTCTTACTACATGCCCATTACGTCTGACTGCATCTACGACAACACCCCCTCCGACATTGAAATCCTTGGAGATAGATAAAGCCGATTCTCCTGCCAAGTACCTCGTCACAGCAACGGCTTCTTGTTCCTTAGTTAGTGCAAATTTACACATAAGCGGGCGCATAGGTGTGTTCTTTTTGGCTAAAATTACATGCACAGAGGAGGATGATATACCAAACTTAGCAGCTATGCTCTCTGCATTGGCCCCTTCTAGGTATAATTTAACAATTTCATCGCCGTATAAGTCTATTAATTTTGGCTTAGGTTCTTTCTTGGGTTTTGGTGTGCACTCAGGTCTGCCATATACGTCATATAGGTAGTTACGAACCCTTTTAGCATTTAGTCGCAATAAGTCGCCAATAGCTCCTGCGGTAAGTCCTTCGGTATATTTTGTTCGAATTTGACTTAGTAACTGCTCGTCCCAATTGTGATCGCGAATAATTCCACGTGACCTTAGAAGTTTTGCTGTAGCTGCTTTAGGCACTTTGTACTTTCGTACGATAGCTTCAACTGACATACGATTTTCGTAATCTTTTATGATATTTTCTTTATTGTGCTCAAGGCGTTTATCACAAGCTCTAAGTCTTTTAGCTCCTTTCAGAATACTGCTGACTCTGGATTGGTTTACTTTAGTATGGGTTGATATTTCTTTTCTAGACATACCGCCATCGTGTAAAGTTTTAATGTAATTTATTGTTTCGTCTGGTATAGCACTATAAAATGAGTTTGATCGAGGCTGAATTCCCTCACGGTCTAAAATGTTTCGCACAGTTTTGTGAGACACTTTATATTTTTTACCTAGAGTAACCGTAGAGGCTCCATTTAGATATTCTTTAACTATTTCAAGTTCGTCTTCAGGAGAGTATTTGTGAGGCTTCAGCTTCCCTCCAGCGCCTCCATGGTGTACATTTAGAAGTGGGTTACTTTTGTCTATTATCTTCCTTCCGATACTCTTTATTGCCTTAGTCTCTAATAGGTAAGCTTCATCTTCGGGCATATTGTCTTTCAATTTAATTATATAATCTCTTAGATCGAAGCCACTATCAATGATTTTCAGTATTAGCTTGTGCTTGGCTGTCTTATTTTTATTCTTAGCCTCAGAAATATGATTGTACATTCTGATCTTACTGCCCTTTCCGACATAAAATGGTTCATACTCTGTAACTAGACCTATATCTGGATACACAAAATTTCCTTCCACCAGCGGATTGAGGTACACATAAATATAGAAATTACGTTTTTGTTTCATAACTACTCCTTATAAAATATGATCTGGCTACCAATGTTTACCCCTCACAACTCTTCCTTACCTTATTATATACGTAAATGGGTAATAACTTATCACTTAAAGGAGAAACAAATTGTCAAAGATAGCTAACGTGCAGTATGAAATACTATCTCTCAAAAAACTTCTAGACTCTAGAGATCCAGAGCTACTTAATAGACTACATTTTGATCTGTACTCTAACGCTGAACTAGCAAATATTTTGAAGATATCTAGTATACTGTATATGGACACTGGAAGACTGCCTAGCTGGGACCATCTTAAAGCGGAGATAGTAAACAGGGTATTACAGACTGACAAGCAAAACTTTTACCTAGGGCTGCTTCAAGATATCAAGGACAAGGACGCGGCAGACATAAGCACGGAAGACATAATTAAGAACTTGAAGACTCAAAGACAGTTCAGGCAGATACTGGACTCTGCTGGCAAACTAGTAGGGTCTGTGGAAAGTAGAGATGCTAACGCAGCAGTAGATATTATGAAAGAATTGTACCAAGACATGTTTTATCAAGACTCTCAAGAATCCCTTGAATCTTCTGACTTAGTGAATATGGCAGGTAAGACAACGAGTATAGATTGGGAGACGACTGGCTACGACTCTATAGATGAGAGAGGTGGGATTTGTAAGGGTGGTTTATGGTACTGCTTAGGTGCAGCTAAGAGAGGTAAAAGCACATTAGCTCAAGGAATGCTGACCCATGCACATGAAAAGTACGGTGGAAGTTCTTGCTACATGTCATTTGAAATGTCAAAAATCGAGGTAAAGTCTAGGATACTGGCTGCCAAAAGCTCGACAGATATCGGCCTTGTAATAAGTGGATTGCTAAGTCAAACTGAGAGACTGAATCTAAGAAAAGCTGAGGTGGATCTTCTGATAGGACTTACTCCAAACGCAGAAGACTTTTGCGAGTACACTAGTCAGTTAAACGATGCAGAGTTTTGGGCAGAGGCTTGGCAGAATTTTGCGCCAAAGGATGATAGGGTCTACATTATCGACGATGCAGGCGATTGGGCTGATACGTTTACTAAGATGAGATTGTTGGCTACACTCAAAGGAGTCAAGCGATTTGTCATAGATTATCCGATGCTCATCCCTAGGGCATCGGGACCAGAATTCTCTAAATTATCCACGTGGGAATATCATTTGGAAATGTCAAAGCAGTTAAAAAGTTTTGCTAGAAATACTGGCACTAGGATCATAGCCCCTGCGCAGTACAAAGAGGGGGAGGATAAAATTTCTTTTGCTAGTAATATTATCAACGATTGCGACGGAATGATTGCTTTGTATGAAGATGACGGAGACAAAGATTATGGCGAAATGGGTTGCGTGTCAGTTAAATTTAAAGCATACAGGAACTATATCACAATACCAAGTCAGCCGACACTTCAGCCTTTCAAACTACTTAAAGAATTAAACTACTCTAGATTTGCTAATTTCAACTTCTAAGGAGACCAAAACAATGCCTAAAACAATGACTAAACAAATCCCCAAAACCCATTCCCCAATCTTCACCAAACCAGACCTATCAACCCTCTACCACAAAGACGACTGCCGATACTACTACGATCCTGAATTTTGTACGTGCGGTGCAGATGCTTTTGCGGAGCTAGAATTTTACAAAACTGCTTACAAGGAGTTAGAAACAGCACTCCAAAAACAACAAGAAGAACATGAACAGCTCAACGAAACTAATAAGAAATATAAACAGGCGTTGGGGAAGATAGCCATTGAGGAAGCTAACTTGATTAACACCGATGGAGGGCATTACCGTTACGAATACTGTGAGGTTTGTACAGTTATTATCAAACTAGCCGCAGAAGCACTTAGTACAAAGTAAAGGAGCCAAAAAATGATCTATGAAAATTCCCAAGAAGGCAAATGTCCAAAATGTTCTAACCCACATCTAGATTCATCAGACGTAGAATTTGGTTCAGATTGGGTATCTCACTCAGTATTCTGTGACATTTGCCATTGGTATGGTTCTGAGGTTTATTCTACAAAATTTCTAAGAATGGAGGATGGAGAGAAATGATCCTAAGATGCCCACTGAACGCACAAATTAATGCACTAATCTGCATATACACCTGCACAAAAAGTGTGAAAGAAGTATGCAAGGTTTACGAACAGAACTATGACAAGATTACCAAGCTGCTTATCGAACAGAAGTACCTTGATAAGTATGGTATTCCAGGGCACGTTCTACCAAAATCTAGGCAACCTAAAAAAGAATCTAAGAGGAAACCAAAGGAAACTACAGCTACAGTTAAGCCAGCTAAAGAAACTAACCCAAAGACTGCTAAACCTGCTAAAGACAAAGAGGCAGTTCCAGCAGCTTCGGTAAAACCTAAAAGGAAACGTAGAACGAAAGCTGAGATGGCTTTGGCTAGGAATAAGGAGTACCGTAAGGGGGCAGCCTGAATAAGTTCAATCACAAAAAGAACTACATAAGACCTTTAAGTAAAGAGTACACAGACCTTGACGCAGCAATATTCAAGAAGTACCTTCACATGCCTAAAGTATACTTGAGAGGCATTATAAGAAGGTATCCTAAGAATCTTAACGAAGTCCCTTTGGTGCTTCACAAGCTGCTTGAACAATGTGACTCTTATATTTGGAAAGGAGTTAAGATGGAACGTAGTAAAGAAGAAATGATTGCGGCTGTTAAGATGAAAATCTCTGGTGTTCCTCCTGCATATCTACTTAGAACAGAACTTCCAAGCACCTGTGGAACTAACCTGAAAGTCTATTCTAGCATATTGGAAGCACCAGAGTCGCTTTCTAAATTGGGTAGGCTGTTGTACTTCCACAGTGGGTTTGAAGACAATTCCCTTCTAGCAGCGTCTAATATAATTAAGTCTGGTGTCACAAAAGGCTTAAAATGTAAGATGACTTCTATGCCTCAGTTCATGGAGGAGCTAAAGACCTTTGAAGCTTCTAAGATTCTAACCTCCCTAGCCGAAGCAGATATCTCTTGTCTGTATATGTTAGGCACTGTTTATGTTAAAGCTGAGTCGGGATTTACAGAGTCTTCTTTGCTGACCTTCATAGACCAACGGAGGGTTAATAAGAAGACAACTATTTTGTCATCCCACCTAACACCCGCTGAGTTCAAAACGAGATTCAAAATAGACCTTGATAAGCTAGGGGCAATTTGTTTTAAGATGGAAGATGACGGGGTGGTAAATACTGTATCGCAGTTGGCTAAAGAACTTGCTGCGTTGAGAGGAGAATAAATGTCTATAAATCTTAAAGAGTTTTTTGATACTAACAAAATATCAGATTATGTGCGGGAAGAACTTACACTGTGTATTGACTGCGCAGGGGTTGGTAAGAAGAGTCATAGAGAATTGGTTGATTATCACAAGGGAGATTATGACGTAACTTTTACAACCTGTACTTCATGTAACGGTTCTGGTCGCATTTACAAGCAGACTATAAGTATAATTGGAATTAGACCTTATGTGTAGAGAACTTGCTGCGTTGAGAGGAGAGTGATATGTTGAGAGCGCATTGTGAAATTTGTGGTATGCCCGACTACGTAGAGTGTGCTTATGCGAAACATAAAAAATACGCTGACAAGAAAAGGCAGCAGGAAATTGCTAAGGAAGATCCTGAAGATTTATTGCCATAAGGAGAATAAATGTTAAGAGTAATTGTGGCGGGAGGTAGAGAGTTTAACCAGAAGGATAGGCTATTTAAATACCTTGACCAGTATCATGTAAAGACTCCTATAACTTCTGTAGTTTGTGGTATGGCGAGGGGTGCTGACAGTATCGGTAAGGAATGGGCTGAGTCAAGAGGAGTAGCTGTAGATAAGTTTCCTGCCGATTGGGATAACCTAGGTAGAAAGGCTGGGCCTCTGAGGAATATTGACATGGCTGATAACGCAGATGCCTTGATAGCAGTTTGGGACGGGAAGAGTTCTGGTACTAAGCACATGATTGGTGTGGCTAGAGGCAAAGGTCTTTTAGTTACTGTACTAAATTATTGAGGAGGTTAAATTGCCAACAATTTTAATAAAACCTGTAGATTACCAAATAAGTACTAGAAAAATTGGTATTGATGTTTACAACAAAGAAGATTACAAGTTAGTCGGGATCACACAACTATCTACGAGAGAAGCTAGGAATTTGGCGTGTGAACTCTTAAACCAGTGCGAGAGATTAGACAGTGAGCTGGATAAAAAGAAAGAAATTGAGGGCAAAACTTTTAGCGAACTTGACTTTAAAAAAGACATGTTGTTTTAAAAATAATTTAGATAGGAGGTAACAAAATGAGTTGCGAGTTATGGAAGTCCTAGAAATATTAGACAGCAGAGGCATCCCCTACGTTCCTAGAGGAGACAACGAATACGCTATAGTATGCCTCAACGCAGAAAATCACCAAGGAGGTTTTGATAGTAAGCCTAGCCTTAACATCAACGTAGAGAAACTTCAAGCCTTCTGTTTTAGCTGCGGATTCTCAATGTCAGAAACAGGGTTGACTCGCTGGCTTATTGGAGGGGAGTTAGAAGATTTATCCTTACAGACTATGGCTTTAAGGGCTAAGATAAATCGCCTGAAGTTGGAAGAGACTAAAGACCTTTCAGAAGCTAGGCAGATATTCATTCCACCTGGGGAGCCTTGGCAAGAGGATGGTTATAGGGGAATCAGTTTAGACACCTACCAAAAACTTGGGGCTATAAACTGTACAAGAGGTTTTTATAGTGACCGGATAGTGTTTCCTGTTTATTTACGTGGAGAATTAATTGGAGTGGATGCTAGGGCGCTGCTGGAAGGGATGCAGCCTAAGTACCAGAGAAATAAAGGATCGCTAGTAAAATCTACTTGGCTGTATCCTTACGACTTGATTTGTGAGAATAAGCCTGAGTATGTAATTCTTTGTGAAGGAATATTCGACGCTATAAATTTAGTGGATAAGGGCTTTGACGGGCTATGTTTTTTCGGCACAAACAACTTCGGGTTAACTAAACTTAGGCTCTTACTAGCTACTGGTTGCAGTGAGGTCATATTATTTTTAGATAAAGACGAGGCTGGTCAGGAAGCGCAGAAACGGATAGGTAGTATGTTGAGTGATTGGTTACAGGTTACTGAGGCTTATACAGATCACCTGAAAATAAAACCGATAGACTCTTTAGCGAAAGGAAAGTTAGTTTATCAGGACTGTGGCGAATTGACTAGAGAAGAGATTTTAGAGGCTGTAGAAAATAGAACTAAATTTAAGTAGTTAAGGTATCTGAGAATTAAACTATAAGGAGGTACAGAATGAAGATGCAGCAAAATAGGTATTTACCAATTTCTAGGAGCATCAATGGCATTAACGGAACAAGAAACGAGACAAGAGGCGGAAAAGTTCTTGGCTTGGCTACGACGCAAATATCCGGCGCATGGGGTACAGGTAAGGGTGATGTACATAAACAAACCAGAGCTACAGCCAAAAGTGGAGGCGATGGTTTACCAGTACGGAAACGTTTTTAAGGTCCACGTAGCTACTAGAAGAGACTTTAAGTTTGTGCTACGTGGTATTGCACATGAATTTGAGCACGTTAGGCAGGTTGTAAATGAAGGGATACCTATAAATAGAATTAGGGTTAATCAAGAGAAGGCGGCTTGGTTCTTTGCACTACAAGCCCTCAGAGAGTACAAGAAAGAAGATCCTAAAAGATGGACTAGAATTACTGGTGAGGAAATTACTTAAAGGATAAAAGGAGAGTGAGATATGGGAAAGAATTATTGGGCGGTTGGGACTAGTATGCCGGGCGGGAGTTGGCTCTTTGAGGGCATCTTTTCAAGTGAACAGAAGGCAGTGGAGGCTATTAAAGATACCGCCGCTAGTCCTTACTGCGACGATACGCTAAGTGCAGAGGATATGTTTGTGATGTATCCTGTTGAGATAGATAGTATGTCGCAAGGGTACGATATTTATTACGCTGATGTTTTGTATAGACCTTTGAAGGAGACTATGGAAGAAGGACTTGAAAAACTGATGGAGTATAAGAAATCTGTGGACGAGGCTTACTAACTAGTGTCTAAATAAAAAGTGAAATAGCTGTAATAAATTTAGTCGTTCGAGTGTATATAATAGTGTAAGAAGTACAAAACTATTAAGAACACGGAGACGACTAATGAAACTTATAACAACAGGCGACATTGAAAAGAAATTCGGTATTTCCAAGTTTAGGGTAAAAGATCTTGCCAAACGAGGTCTGCTGAAGTGTGTTAAGACTGCCGGAAACCAGTACAGATTTAGAGAAGAAGATGTAGATAAGTACTTTGCAGAGTGGCTTAGTACTTTGGACGAAAGTTCTGCTGAAGCTACTTTGAGTGAGAAAGTAGAGGAGCAGGGCTAGATGATTTTGGATGAGTGGGTTGATACACGTTGGCATCTGAACACCAAAGCGTACTATATCAATTTGGGGTATGAGTTCACTGAGATACATGAACCTTTAAAAGTACGCACAAAACATCTTAAGCCTGGGTCTGCGGTTATAGTTACTGTTCAGTGCTATGTGTGCGGAGAAATTATTAAAGTACCTATGTACGACTATACCAACATAACTAAAAGGCAAACTATTGGTTACAAATGTAGAAAATGTGTTAGAGGCGATTTCGAAAAAATACACTCTGAATTTATAATCAAGGGTCTTACCCCTTTATTCACTGAATACATAAATTGCGTAGCACCTCTAGAATATATCTGCCAAAAGCATCCAGAAAAAGTGCAGAGAACCCGCTATTTAAGTTTTTCTCGTGGGCGGAGCTGTAAATTGTGCAGGGAGCAGTCCCGCGCCACTCCTGTCGTGAGGACATTAGGGCGCACCAGTCTAGCTGTCATTACTAGTAAATTAAGATACCAATTATCACCTTGGGTGCTGTCTGCGCTAAAAGAGAGTAATTTTACATGTAGTCTGACTGGTGTGCGGGGTGTACCTTTAGAAGTGCATCACGAAAGATCTTTTGCTTCTATACGGGACGAGGCATTGAGATTGACAAATCTTAGAAGAGATGCAACAAGAAATGAGTTATCAGAAGAACAGTTTGAAGAATTGGTGAAAGTATTTCACATACTACATGACCAATATACGCCTAAAGTTATGCAAAAGCATTTACACAAATTATTTCATAAGTATTATGGCAAGATTAACAACACACCAGATCAATTTGATGAGTTCAAATCACAATTCCAGAAAGGCTGGATAATTTTTAAACCAAATGAAAAGGAGATAATAATTGAATGATTAGCCCTAGATATTCCAAGACGGGTAAATGCTTGGTGTTACTTGATAATGCTACTCCTGAGTGGGTTAAGGAGGGTAGAGTAACACCAAGCGGGCTACAAAAACTAGTAGGGTATTTTATGCGAAATGGAATATCTTTGGATGATGTTACTTTCGCCTGTCTTACCGACACAGTAGATAAACCTAAGAGTGCAGACTACAAGATTAAACATGAATTAATAAAAGAGATGATAGAAGTATCTGCCCCAAATCTTATAGTCACTGTAGGTGCTCAGGTGTTTGAAAAAGTCTCTATGAAAAAAGGAGTATCTAAGTATTACAAACGACCTATAAAAGCAGCTCTGTATGGTGATTATAAATGCCTTGCTTTACCAAACCCACAAGCTGCTACCTATGATCCTGACATTGTAAGTATCATTGAAGATTCCATTTCTATGATTAAAACAGAAATGGAATTTCCAGAGATAGTAGAGAAGGAGAAGATAGAGACTAATTACCACATTATTAATTCGATTAGTAAGTTTGATAAATGGCTAGAGTATTACAAAAGTTCCGCTGTTCCAGCCTTCTCTTTTGATACTGAAACTTCGAGTTTCGACTGGTGCAAGGGTCAGCTTCTAATGATGACATTTTCTCATAGAGAGGGTGCCAGCTATCTCATTCCAAGTACCTTCTATGGACACTGGACTCCTGAAGAATGGGATCATATTAAAAATGGTCTTATAGAACTCTTCTCTGATGAAAAAAAATTGTGGATAGTATGGAATGGTAAATTTGATTTTCACTGGATGCATAGACATGTAGGCGTCCCGATAAAACGATATGGAATCTTTGATGGGTGTATCGCATCGTTCTGCATTAATGAGACGGTTTCGCATGGACTCAAAGACAACTCAGCTAAGTACACAGATTTGGGTAACTATGATGACTTCCTAGAAGAAGAAAAGGCTAAATATTGTAAAGAGCGTAAGATTAAAATGAAGGACTTTTCGTACTCCTATCTAGACTTTGACACATTAGCTCACTATGCCTTACAAGATAGTGATGCTACGTTTAGGCTATGGAAAGTTCTTGAACCAAAACTTAAAGAAGAGGAACAAGAAGAAGTCTTTAAGATTATGATGGATAATTCTTGGATGCTGTTTCACATTGAGGAAGCGGGTTGGAAGGTAGACCTAGAGTACTGTAAAAAGTATCATGCAGAACTTACTGAAGAAATAAATATCCTAGAATTAGAATTGGCCTCTGACAAAATGATTAAGAGGGCAGAGGAACTTATATCCTCTAGGGAACTTATTAAGGTAAATGCTAAACGAAAGACTAAGCTAAAGTCTCTGCCTCAGCCTATTACGTTTAACTTTAACTCCATAGCTCACAAAAAGGTTTTATGTTTTGAGGTACTAAAGCTGCCAATTATTAAGTACGTTAAAAACAAAGATAGAAAGAGTAAGGAGAAAAATCCAGCCCTAGACAAAGAAGTAATTAAGGCGTGGTGCAAGGACCATGATATTCCAGTGCTACAAAAGTTTGCTAGGTACCAAGAGATAGTTAAAGCCAGATCGACATACGTAGAAGCGGTTATGGCTAAGGAATATAAAGGCAGAGTTCATGCCACCTTTAACTTGACTTCAGCAAAGACTGGTAGACTCTCTAGCTCAGGTGGACTTAATATGCAGAATATAAGTACGCATGGTAAAGAGGGTAAGAAAATAAAACGTATGTTTATAGTAGAAGATGGGTGCATCGGATTTTGCTCGGATTTAGCTGCCGCGGAGGTCAGAGCTGCAACGCTAATGAGTAATGATACTAAGATGATTGATATTTTTAATAATACAGGTGGATTTGTTCATGAGGCCGTTGCTAAAGCTATCTTTAACTTAGATGTGGCTCTAGAGGATATCAAAGAGTTATATCCCAAAGAACGACAGATAGCTAAATCTATTAGCTTCCTACTATTATATGGGGGGTCTAGTTCAGCCCTTGCAAACGCCACCGGAATTACTAGAGAACGTGCAGAAGAGATTATTCAAGATTACTTTGACACATACACCGGAATAAGTGATTGGATTAAGACTACCCACGAATTCATTAGGCAGAATGGTTATTCAGTATCTCTGTTAGGTAGAAAGCGTAGAGTTCCTGGAGTTTTTTCTGAGGATGGTTTTGTAGTAGAACGCGCTCTGCGTATGGGACTCAATGCTATAGTTCAATCCTTCGGTGCAGATTGCCTGAATATTTCTAGTTGTAATATTCTTGCAGAAATACTTGATAGGAAACTTCCCTTCAAACTTATCTCTACAGTACATGACTGCATCTATTTAGAGATTCCAGAAGATATGGTTGAGGAGGCTAAAGAACTTGTTGAAAGGCATCTTAGTAAATTCCCAGTTGAGAACGCTCCGATAGAATTAGTAGGTGATACTGAGGTAGGTTATTCATGGGATACTTTTACAAATGTGGACGACTTCTTAGAAGAACTTAGAAACACCGTTGATGAGGCTGACGAAGAAAATTCAGAAGAGGAGGAAGAAGAATGATATTTTGTAAAGATTGTAAGTGGTTATCTAACCGTTGGCCTTATCCCTATGTAAAACGTATATTCGTAGATCCAAATTACGACCCTGCATCAAACCTAAAGCCAGAATACGTAGAATCACCCGCATGTCAACATAGTCAGTGTCTCGAAACATCCACCGAAATAACCCCCATAGATAAATTAGTTACCAAAGTCAGAATCAAAGGGCAAGCGCAACTTAATAGGCACAACAACTGTATATTCTTTGAAGAGAAGCCTAAGACTGAACTTGAAAAAGTTCTTGATTCTATCGACGCTGTATTGGCTGAGAAACAAAAACCAACTCCGTGGTATAAATTCTGGCTCTAGTAAATCTATTCAATATCTATCCAAAAGGTGGTGATAAAGTGTCAACAGTAGTACGGTGTGATAAGGAACGTTGTAAATATAATGACGAAGGGGAATGTGTGGCTCAGGTTATTGAACTAGACGAGGAGGGAACTTGCCTTGATTTCGAGAAATTTATCAGATAGCCGGGGTTCTTTTTTAAGGTCTGACACTAAATGCTGGATTAGCTCTAGTCTATTTTTCATGTGTATTGAAAAGCTTGGCCTAAACGAAAAGATATACTATATTCCAGCAGGTATTGAGTGTACTAACGAAGAGCTAGTCTTCTACGTTGACCATCTGTTCGACGAACTAGGTCACTTGGAAATGCGTAAGGGCTACTGGACGGAAACTGAGAAGGATGCTAGGAATTACGTAACTAAGATTGGGTTTGCTTTGAGGGCTTGGGCGCGTGATGGTCATGGGATCAGGGTGGTTTGATGGAAATACTGTGTGATTGTATTTATTGGATAACTACGATATTGCTATCTATGTTGCTGTTGCCATTGTTTGTGCCGGAGGTACTAAGATGGTTACGTTAAACAGATACTGTATAGGATGCCGCCGCATAATCCAAGAAACTCAGGAAAGTCCCGTTCTAGTAATAGGACAGGCTACCGTAAAATGGAATAAAAAACAACATAAACACTCCGCTAAAACTGACGGGGAATACGACTGCTTCTGTGAAATCTGCGCGGCCAGAATGATGGAGCTTATTAAGGCTCAACGAGAAAAGGGAGTGAAGGTACTATGACAAATGTGTTAGTCCTAGACGTACTTAACTGCGCGTTTACTTTGAAGCATGTTAAAGAGAAAGACCCCCTGTGGAGATTTATAACAGACATTAGAAACATTATGAGTGCCAACAAAATTCATAAATGTATTCTAGCAACTGATACAGGGCAGAGTCAGTACAGGCTATCAATGTATCCTCAATACAAAGAAACAAGACGAGCTAGAAGGGCATCTGCGACAGAGGACGAGAAGAAGGATTTGCAGGAGTTCTTTGAGGTAGTTAATCAATTCAAAGAAATGGCTCCTCTGTTTGGTATGGACGTTGCTACTGTAGACAAAACTGAGGCAGATGATATTGTGGCTTATTATGCAATTAATTCTGAGGTTGGTAACTACAAGGCCCACATTCTAAGCTCAGATACCGATTTGCATCAGCTGCTCCGCCCTACAGTTGTTCAAAGGTCTTATGCAGAGAAAATGAAACTAGGTGATACTGACATTCCACCTCAGATATGGGTCACAGAAGAAAGGTTTAAAGAAGTATTTCAAATGACCCCCGCACAATACATGGAAGCTAAATCTATCTCGGGTGACACAGGCGATAGTATTTATTCCCCTGAAGGTGTTGGGAAGGAGACTGGCTTTAAACTTATCAGGAAATATGGAAGCATCGCTGAGGTTGAAAAGAACGTAGATGAGCTGGAGATTCCTAGGTTCTCTTCAAAAGGCAGGGAAGCACTTAAAAAAGATTTCTGGATGGTTCACCGGAATGTAGCACTGGTAAGCCTTCTCCACACACCTGAAACATTCCAGAAGATTTTCGGAGAGGGGTTATCTAAGCTAGAAGACATACTAGCTAGAGTAGATGAACCGCCAAAAGTTAATGAAGAAGCGTTGAAGGAATATTTGTTTGCAACTGGTAGGGTTAATGTCTACTACGATTTCGACAATTGGGTAAGGCCCTTTAAAGGAGGTACTGATGCCTGAATCCGAATCTAGAATAACAGATAAACACGGAAGGGAGATAATGGTAGGAGATACCTTAAAACTATACCATTTCACCGGAGCTAGGCGTAAGAAGTATTTTATGTATAAATTTGTTATGGAGGAGGTGGGTGATAAGTTCTTTAGATTGTCACATCTAGATAGACACGGAGGAAGTTATTTCATGTCTATACTGGGCAAGCAACGTGACGACATAGAAATAGTTCAAGGCTTCGGTCCAGATGGTAAATCTTTTGATAGAAGACCTAAAAGGAGGGCACTAAATGCAACTAGTTATTGATTGGAATTACGACGAGTACGATTGTGAGGACTGTGGGATTACCAACTCTACCGGAGCCTATGCTACATTGGACGGAGAAATGGTTTTTAATAATCGAGCTTCAGCGAGTTGTTTTGGCGCTGTTTACATTACCAGAGAAGAAGTTTTGGAAGCTGTTTTGAAGAAGCTGGATGTAGAAATCATCGACAATTATTAGGAGGCCCGATGTTATTCGTCGGAGGAACACAAGACGGGAGAAACCATAAGGTATCTTCTAACGAAAGAATCTCGTTTCTTGTATCACCTATCTACCCAGTACATTTAGCAACTAGAGCCCAAATTGAAGATATGAGGTACCTCGGAGGGGTTAGAGAAACATACACCAGAAGAACTTACACCAACAACGAAAGAGACAGATCTTTTGTGGTAATGGCTTTGGAGTCTATGTCCGGTGACGAGGTTATGCACAGGCTTGCTACAGGGTACTATGAAAATAACCCTCTCAAATGGGCAAATAAAACTTAACAAAATGAGGAGGTACTAAAGTGAACTGGCAAACTAGAGTGCTGGGAGATGATAAAATAAAATTGGAGGGATCTTCTTACGATGGAGCTGGGGCCGTGATCTACACCAAAGCAGATAAAACGTGTGATCTCTTTGAAATACCTCAGTATGGTACAGCAGAAATCTTCTACGGTAACTATCAATACCTTGTAGAAGCTGTGCAAGCAGCTGAATCTTGGACGTAAAAATTAAGAGGATCCTCAATGAAAAAACTTATATGCAAGAGGTGCAGTTGGTATTCCTGTACTGAGTACTCGCTCAGAGGTCATTGTATGCACCCTAGTTGCTTTGATGCAACAGGCTACGATCCAGTAACAGGTAAAGAAATACTAAAAAGATTTAGTAACTACGAGAACAAAAATTTAAACCTGGACTGTCCTGATTTTAAGAAAAAGTGGTTCTTGGTCTAAAATAAAGCTTGACAAACTACCGACCATGTGATATACTGGGTCTTCAAATTGAGAAAAGGAGGTGATGCTCGTTGCTTGCTTGTTACCTGTTTAAACTCTAACTAGAAACTACTCTAACTTAACACTCAAAACTAACTCAAAACATTACTCTAAGGAGAATCACTCAAATGGCTAAAACTACTAATGACAAAATTACCGCTGCATACGAAGAAATGATGAACCTGCTTTCCCCCGAAGAGCGTGCTGCGCTTAAGCAGATGACTGGTCAGGACCAAGGAGGCGGTGGTAGCAAAACTCCTATCGTTAAAATCAATTACAGGGAGAAGACTGCACAGGATGGTACAAAGATCGCTAAAGGCAACTTCTGTGTTGGTCAGAAAAATGCTACTGTAGACGGTAAGACTGTCATGCTCACGGCTGGTACTGACTTGGGTTCTGAACTCACTGCCGTAATTCTCAAGAAAGGGCAGCAGTTCAGTTTCTGGGACAACGATGCTAAGAAACGTTGCAGCTCGCAGGTTATTTGTGAGCGCGGCGAAGTACCTACCGGGTATAATCTGAAAAATGTCTGCAACGATAAAAGCTGCCCTCGCCGTAAAGACGGAATTGACAAAGGCGATAAATGCACCTGCCAGTACGTCGTATATCTTCGCCTTCCTGCTGGTACCAAACTGCCTGACGGGACGCCTTGCGAAGTTGCTATGATGTACATTAAGGGCAACTCTTACATGCCTTTCCAGACTTACATGGAAACTGAACTGAAGAGTATCCCTTCCATCGCTGTCAACACTGTTCTGTCTACTGAAGAGTGCGAGCAGGGAGCCACTCTGTTTTACGAACTGAAATTCGCCAAGGGCGCTCCGGTTACTAAGGAAGTGTTCACTGAGAATTTCCAGATGGTAAGCGGAATTAACAAGCAGCTCGTCGAATACAAAGAAGAGCAAGCTAAAAAGATGCTGGAAGGTCCTAAAGATTCTTCTGGCGGTAGTTCTTACGGCAATGCTACTGTTGTTAATGACGACTCAGAAATCGCTTGGTAAACAAGTAATTTAGGTAATTACCTATTTAGGAGGGTTTCGGCCCTCCTTACTTTTAACTGATAAGGAGACTATAAAATGTTTAGTGTGTTTAAGCAAAAGGCAGATAAGCAGTTTTTCAAAGCAATTTCTGGTATCGAGAAATACGTAGCTAAATTTGAAGAAGCTGCTAAAGCTGCCGAGGAAGAGATTCAAACTCAAGAAGACAAGTTGGGTAAGCTTGTAGACCGCGCTGACAAAGCTATTGAAGCGGCATACGAGATGTACCGCCAGATTGAAATTAAGACAATTGAGAAAGTTGACGAAGCGACGGCTAAAGCAGAAGCCCGTAAAGCAGAACTTCTGGATATCTCAAACAAGGCTAGAGTTGCTATTGCGAATCATAGGAAAATTTACCTGTCTAACTAACCGGATAACTACATGAATAGTAAATTCTTAGCTGTAGCAGATTGTCATTTCAAGTTTATCAACGGGGTAAACAAGACGTGGCAGCGAGCCAGATACAAAAAATTCATAGATGATATAGTTGCTAAGTGTGTCGAAGAAGGCTTTATTCTCATAATTGCCGGAGACACATTTGAGTCAATAAACCCTAAGAGAGATGAGCTAAAGACTTTTCTGTACTTCTTACACTCCCTAGAAAAGAACAAGATAACGACTCTCTTAGTAAGTGGAAACCATGAGACGATTTCATCCGGCAGTAGTATTTTGGACTACTTAGAACTATCTAGGTTCTCTAACTTATACTACAGAAAAAATTACGTAGCAAATGACACTACATATCATCTGGTAAATCACGATAGCATCCATTCTTACAAGCCAACGCTGAATAAGCACAACGTACTCATCTCACATTTCCGTTGTACAGTAAACAAATTTATAACCGAAGAAATTAACGTAGCTGAATTTACTAGCCCCTATGATCTTTGCATTGTAGGGGATATTCATTCTCCGTTTGATTTTGACAAGGTATGGTACTGTAACAATCCAATCAACAAAGAATTTGAAGCAGAACCTACTTGCGGTTATTTAGAGGTTAGAAGAAAACTTAGTGGATGGGACGTTCAACGAGTACCTACAGATTATCCTGCTTTGGTATTTAAGAAGTGCAACGCTAAGGAGTATGACACGTTAGATATTAAGGACACTGAAAACTTCTACAAAATAGAAGTGGCAGGTAGTCCTCAAGAATTAAGATTAGTACAACCTATTGCCAACTCCATTCTTCATAAAATTCCTTTGGTACCAGCTTCGCTAAAGGTCGAAGAGGGAGACTCCGAAATAGTTGGAAGCACTGGCGGAGAAGAAGGACTTATCAGCTACATGAAATCAATGAAATATTCAGATCAACTTGTTTCGGACATGCTAACTGAATTGGGGAGGGAACTGTGATAGTATTCAAAAAGATAATCGCTAAGGACTGCTTTGCTTTTGAATATTTGGAGTTCGATTTTATATCTGGAATTCATAGCATTGTAGGAGTTAATGGAGCAAGTAAGACAAGTCTCCTTCTAGCACTGTCGCAAGGATTATTTAACAAGAACCCTAAGAACACAAGGATAGATGATGTATCGAATTACATTACAGGCCAGCCTTATGAAATTAAAATCTTCTTCGATAAAGACGGGGATCAATTTGAAATCACTAACTCCAGAAAAAGTGGAAGCATCAATGCCAAGGTTAATGGAAAGGACATTTCCCTCAAAACCATTCCACAAAACCTAGAGCTAATTAAGAGGATTATCGGGGACGAGTATTCGACGTTTATTAATGTAACTTACCAAGCCTCTGATTCAGCACTTGACTTGCTAGAGGAATCCAGTGATGCAGCTAGAAAGAACTTCATCAATAAGATTCTTAAGTTTGACGAGCTAGATGAGAAGCTGGCTAACTGCAAAGAGAAGCTGAAAAGGCTGAAACTGATCCACAAAGACAAGCAGGACCAGCTAAGTCAATGGCAAGGTAATTTGCTACCAATGCGGGAAGTAGTTGAGAAGGTCGATACTGCTAAGTTGATTGAAGAAGTAGCTCTTAGACTAAAGGCAAGGGACTCAGCAGATTGGTATAGAAACGACAGGTCAATTGCTAAGGTCGAAGAAGCCGCTAAAAGGAAAGCCTACAACGAGTACAAAAATGCAGTAGCTCAGATAGATATTGTAAGGGCTAAGTTAAGTGCTATTGAGGTGCCTTCTAGGAGTTCTGAGGTCGTTGAAAAAGAGCTAGCAAAATCAAATGAAGAATTATCTAGAGTCCGGTCTTCTTACAACGAGGCAGAAAATAAGCTAAGTAAACTTCAAGAGCCTGAGCTAACTTGTTCTAGATGTGGTCAATCAGTCGCCGCAGAGCAAGCCCTTACGATGTATCAGGAAGATGTAGCTAAGTTTACTTTGCAGTTGAATGAAGCAAAGCAGGAAAAGAATAGGCTGTTAAATACCTTAAACGAACTCTCAGAACAAAAGAGAGTGTGGTCTGCTATATCTGAGTTAAGCAGCAGGGAAGAGATTCTGAAAAGTGCTTTGGTAGTTGTAGAAGAGGCTGATGAAGCAAGTTACAACAAGGCTTGTGCTGACCATGACTACGCTGTGCAGAACTATCAAGAAGCTGTAGAAGCACATACCAAAGCTACGAACGAGTTAAACGCAGCGATCAGACACAATGACACGGCAGCTATGATGGAAAAGCTGAACAATGAAGCGGCTGAGTCTAACAAACAAGCTACAGTACGGATTAATAAACTCACTGAAGAACTCCAAGAAGTAGAAAAGAGAATGGACCTTCTAGACAACTGGACGAGAATCCTTGGGCCTAATGGTTACAGAGTCCATAGCATGAGCCGGTTCCTTAAAGTGCTAAATCAGACTATGGATAAATATGCCGATATCATTTCAGGTGGGAGGATTAAATGCACCTTCTATGTTACTGAAGAAGGTAAGGTAGACTTTTCTGTAGTGGACCCTGATAAGAAGGTTCCGTTTGCTAATTGGAGCAAGGGAGAGCAAGCCAGGGTAAAACTTGCATGTCTCTTTTCGGTAATTGAGTTGTTAGAAGTTATGGGTTCTGCAAGTTACAATGTGCTAGTGCTTGATGAAATATTTAGTGCGCTGGACGACGAAGGAAAGGAGGGGTTATTTGAGGTACTTTCTTATTTACGATCTAATGGTAAGTGTATCTACACTATCAGTCACACACCTTTGGTCAATCCTGTGGTGTTCGACAGTGCTATTCAAGTGGTGAAGGAAAGTGGGCTGGCTAGGATAATCTGATGCTAGAAATAAAAGAAGCAGATGTAGACAAAATCATAGAGCTAACCATAGAGATGCAGCAAGCTAAATTTTATCCTGCTAAAAGAAAAATTCTCATATCATCTTTAACGTCACTAAAAGAATCTGAGAAATGGTTACTCACTTTTTGTTGTTGGCAGTGCTTGTTCAACGCAAGGTTCAAAGCTATAGATGCAGATAAACTCTGTCTGTATGAACCAGCAAAAGCCAACAAAACTACCTTTCAAGACTTCCTGAAAATAGTTAAGAAGTTTGACAGTAAAAGGGTTTCTCCGTCACGTTTAAAACCACTGCTACAATTCCTAGCGAACTGCGACGAGAAGCACCGAAACTTTTACCTCTCACTCTTCACCAAAGATTTCGTAAACTATTTTCCGGCCCTTGAAATACAAACCCTATTAGACCTAGACAGCATCAGTGGAGAGAAAGTGTACGGAGAACCTGAATATCTCAAGACTAGTTTTTCTGAGCTACGTTACCCCGTATCTCTACGTAGAATATCATCTAAAAAACTGACTCCTTATATCATCGCTAAGGAGCCTCTGTCAACGATGTTACTAACAAAAACTGAAGAAGGCTATAAAAGAGTTGTCAAATCGCCTCACATAAAGATTGATATAAAACTCTCAACAACTCCTAGATTCGCTGTTGCTGGTTTCTATGATTCAGACACGTATTACCCCACGGACTATTTTAGTTATTGGGAAAGTTGCGCTGTGTATCTTAAAGGGATTGACCTTGACCAACACCTTTATAGCAGCAGGATAAGTGAACTAAATAACTTCGTAGATAGGAGCATGTTGGTACACACAGATTCTTCTAAGTCATATTTTGCAACATCTGAACAGGAAGTCATAGACGCAATCGCAGACTTGGCTAAAGGATCAATGATTTCAGATATCTTAGTTTTGGATTCTGAAAGCACCCGTACAGGAGAAGCCTACCGAATTACTTGCAGAACTGCTTCAGGTATTATTGAAAGTGTGTCTGAGAATTACATTTCTGTATGGGCTAATGGGGAGCTGGTAAATTGCTACTACAAATTTGAAGGTAAAGAACAAGCTCTGCTGACTGCTCCTGAATTACTTAAAGACCGCGTTATGGAATTCTACTACGTCAAAATAGGTAATACCGAATACTCCATCGGGAAGGGGGTGTGCTGGCATCGTGAAAGGTGGAGGGAGATGCGGCTGAGAGGGACTAACGTATGGATTGACAAATGTGCGTTGTGTGGTTCTACTCAACATAAACACGCTAACAGAGGCGTCTGCATTTCCTGCGAAGCCAACCTTCATTACTACTATGATACTTATGGAGTAGGTACTTGGATACAACCTAGTCAGCAGATGATTAAGAAACGGTACGAGTCAGTTTGGAAGCCCAATGCTTTAAATTTGGTTAAGTACAGATATAAAGGGACAACCCTAGAAGCTAACGAAGCGGGTGAGTGGAGATTTGCCCAAGGAGATTTGAATGAGCAAGACTAAAGAAGCCAAAGAAGGACTTTATAACATGTCCCAAGAAGACCTCATAGAACTACATAGAAGTACAACTGCTAAATGTCTGGAAGTTATGATGAAGAAGAACAATGATTATACTTCTGGTGGCAGTGTATTTGCTAATTTTAACGGCTCAACTATCTTAGGAGTTCACCCCGTCATCGCAATCTTGATTAGGTCTATGGATAAGTTTAAAAGAATTCAAACCTTCGTAACTACCGGAGGGTTGGCTGTAGAAGGTGAAGGAGTTTTGGACGCTATAGATGACGTGGTAAATTACATGATACTTGCTAAAGGGATTATCATTGAGCAGCAACGTCGAGGTAAGTAATGACTAAAAATGACTGTAGTGTTATCTCGTACGTAGATGAAGAATGTTCCTGTGTAAGGACTTTTAAGTATTGGTACCTAGGAGCGGCGCAGCAGAAAGTAGATGCTCTAAAGAAACTTGGCTATAAGTATGTATGGTGTGTTAAAGGCAACCGTCAGGTATAAAAAGGAAAGCTAATGATTATAGGTATAGATCAATCCAAGCGAAGCACTGCCGTTGTCTGTATGGATTTAGCTGGTAGGTTGGTTGACTTCCTTTTGATAAACCCTTCCAAAGAACTTGACGGGGAAATTTTAATAGCTTATCAATGGGACCTTATAGATAGTTTTGTGAGTAATTATCGAAAGGATTTGAAAGGTATAGCTCTGGAAGGGCTCAGCTTTAATTCTGTAGGCTCTGGGAAAGACTTGCTTGCAGGGATATTTTGGGCAGTCCGGTTAAACCTGTATAAGAAGTTTCCTGAAATACCAGTCGGAGTTATTCCTTCTGCAAGTTGGCGTAGCGCATTTATTGATAAAGAGAAGCGGAAGAAGATTAAAGAGTTGGGTATAAAAGATGGTCTTAAAAGGGCTACTGTAGACGAACTTCCTTTTGAGGTGCGTGTTAGGTTTGAGAACTACGTTAGGGAGCAGGGGATTAAGAAAGAGGCTCTTTGGGATTTGGCAGATGCATTTGGGATAGCGAAATATAGATTGAGTTTGGAGAGCTAAATAAATAGGAGTTACGATGAATAGACTAGAAGTATTTGAAAGGGAATTTAATATGATTGGGGATAGTGCGCTGCGTAATTTTGCGGAGCATGTTCTTGAGCAAGTCGAGCCTTACTTCTTTTTCGTGCCAAGTTCCTCGACAAAGAAATATCATAGTAAGCAGAGTAATGTAGTAGGGTCTGAGGAGTGTACTGGCGGGTTAGTGAACCATACAAAAAGTACCGTTTATTTTGCTGACAGACTTTGCAGAGGTTATGATATCACTGGAAAGGATAGAGACATTATCATTATTGCCTGTGTTTACCACGACTGTCTAAAATTCTCGAAGCCGATGCAGAGGTGGACTACCAAGGATCATGATAAAGAAGGTGCTGATTTTGTTTACCGCGTGTACAAGCAAGGTAACTTTCCAGACGTTGATAAAGAAGATGTGGTAAAGATTTGTAAGGCAATTTCGTGGCACTTTGGTAGGTTCACTACAGAAGACCGTAGAAAGAAATTTCCAGAAGAATACACCACCTCGGAGTTGATCGTACACTTAGCAGACCTAGTAAGTGCAAGCAAGGAAGTAAACCTAGAGTTCCTTGAGCAGTCCTCTCTAATAGGTTAGCTCAAAAAATTCTCCAGCAAGGAGGCAAACAAAATGGTTAATAAAAACGATAACACAATTAACAATCAAAACAACAAACTAAAAGACCTTTACCAGCAAGCTAAGGAGGTTGAGGAGCGGTTGACTTCTCTGTCTAAAAATCAAAAGTACCTTCTCAAGAAGCATGAAAGGCTGTGTAAAGAAATCATAAGGGAGGAAAAGAAACGTGGGTAATATTAATGTTAAGATCAAACAAATGAAAGATGGTAGGCACCCCCTCCCTAAGTATGCACATAAAGGTGACGCAGGAGTTGACTTCTATGCTTACCTTGACGAACCCCTCAGACTGTTTGCAGGGGATCGAGCACTCATCCCTTTGGGTGTCGCTGTAGCTGTCCCAGAAGGTTATGAACTTCAGTTGCGTCCTAGGTCTGGCTTGGCGCTTAAGAAGGGGCTTTCTCTAGTTAACTGCGTAGGCACTGTAGATTGCGGCTTTAAAAATGAAGTAGGCGCTATTATTATCAATCACGGCTCTGAGATGGTAGTCATCAACGATGGAGAACGGATCTGTCAAGGAGTTTTTAATGAATATTCAGAAGCAACATTTGAAGAAGTCGATGAACTGGATGACACCGAAAGAGGCACTAACGGGTTTGGAAGCACAGGGGTCTAATATTTATACTCCTAAACTTATTGGCAGGAAAACCTCTTGGACAACTAAACAAACTACCGAAACAAATAACTGCAATCACCGACCAGAGACTACGGGAGATTTGCTTCAGGACATTTACAGAGAACACCTTCAACATAGGCAAATCATAATCAACGAAGTAATTACCGACCAGTCAGTTAGCACGGTAGCCCTTCAGATTATGAAATTCAATGAAGAAGACGATGAAAGAACTATGTGTGAGGTAGGCTATGATAGAATGTCTAACCCTATAACTTTGAAAATCTCTTCTGATGGTGGGCATGTAGATGCAGGCTTGGCTATCATCTCTCAGATAGTTTCAAGTAATACTCCGGTAATTGGCGTGGCGGTTGGTGATTGCTCCTCTATGAGTGCTTTGATTCTTGTAAGTTGCCATGCCAGATTTTGCAGTAAATATGCTAGGATCATGCTGCATAGCATGTTTGGGGGCAATGCAGATAAATTTAGAGGATTGACTGAATACGCTGAAGACGTAACTAAACTTCAAGCGGTTCTGGATTCTATCGTCACAGATCGCACGTTGATTGCCCAAAAAGAGCTGGATGAAATGCACGACAGAAAACGTGACTGGTTCTTGAACAGCAGTGAGGCAGTCGAGTTGGGGGTAGTTGATGAAGTAATTGGGGTAGGAATCCAGATGAGTCCTATGAAAGCACGGAAGAAAACTGTGAAGGCTGCTGGTAAAGGGAAGGGTAAGGTTGTGGGTTAATTTGTTTTGGGGAAGGATTTAGAGGGCACTAGCGGTAATAAAAAGATAGTGTTTTAGGTATATAATTAAGTGTCACTAAAAGGGGTGGGTCAAACTGCCCCTTTAATTTTAACTTTAGCAAAGGGAGTTTTAAAAATGTATATCCACACTAGTTACGACAGAGAGTTTGTAGACCTGATGATGTACCTAAAAACTAAGTACGGACAGAAGTTGTTTGATTTGGAAGGTATTGGCAAACAACTTGATATGTGCAAATTCTCTAAGGATTTTTTCTCAGCTACTACTACGGCAGATGCCAGTGTAGACGCAAATGCCAACGTCACAGACACTTCCAATATTGCTTACGGTATTGAACTTCCAAAACCATTTTTCAAGCTCAATAGTTATTTTATGTTGTGGAAACACATGCGCAAGCTATATGGTATGGAAGTTGCTAACTCTACTGTAGAACGTCAGCTTACGGGGGACGTATACATCAATGATTTTCATGGAATCGCTGCTGGAAGTCCCTACTGTTTCAACTACAGTACTTATGATATCATGCTTCTCGGATTGCCTATGGTAGATAAGATTAAATCAGTAGCCCCTAAATACCTGTACAGCTTTAAGAGTCAGCTTGAGCAGTTTGTTGTAATTGCTTCTAACTCTACTTTAGGTGCTGCTGGACTGGCAGATCTTCTGATTGTAATGAGCTACTATGTCAAAAACATTCTGGACACTAAATCAGATGCTGGATTTTCTTTCAAGGATGAGGCGGCTTGTTGGAACTATGTTAAAGAAACTTTGGTGAGTTTCATATACACTATTAATCAGCCAATGAGAGGCAATCAGTCACCATTCACTAACGTATCTATTTATGATTCAGAATTTTTGAACTCACTCTGCCCACAGTACGTATTCCCTGACGGCAGCACTCCAGATATATACTTAGTTCAGCGGATTCAGGAACTCTTCTTGGATGTTATGAATACAGAAATGAGGCGCACTCCTGTGACTTTCCCAATTACCACAGCTTGCTTCTCTGTAAACGACGATAAGAAAATTACGGACGAAGCATTCATTGAGTTCATCGCTGAAAAGAACACAGAGTTTGGCTTTATCAATATGTACATAGGTAAGAGTTCGACACTCTCAAGTTGCTGTCGCCTCCGAAGTGATACAGATAATGAGTACTTCAATAGTTTTGGTTCTGGTAGCTCTAAAATTGGTTCATTGGGTGTGACTACAATTAACCTCCCAAGGCTTGCTTTTAAGACTGTGGAGTTTTCCAAAGAGCCAACAGAGCAGGGAGCCTATTTCTGGAGTGAGCTTAAAGAGTTGGTAGGGGTTGCTGCGAGAGTTAACCACACTAAACGAAATATAGTAAAGAGCAGGATAGACAGTAATAACCTGCCACTGTACTCCTTGGGGTTCATGGAGCTGTCTAAGCAATATTCTACGTTAGGAGTGAATGGACTTAACGAGTGTCTAGAAATTTTAGGGCTTAACATTTTGGCAAGTGACGGACAAGAATTTGTTGTTCGAATACTTGAGGCTATAAACTCTGAAAATGATAAATTCCAAAAGGCTTACAAAACTCCCCATAACTGCGAGCAAATTCCAGGAGAAAATGTCTCTATTAAACTTGCAGATAAAGATAGATTTATGGGGTATAACGACAGGTACGAACTTTACAGCAATCAGTTTATACCCCTCACAACTAAAGCTGACCTGCTAGACCGTATTCATCTTCAAGGGTTGTTTGACAGTCATTTTTCGGGTGGCGCTATTTGCCACTTGAACATTGAAGAGAAGGTGGAGGACACTGAGAAAGTAGTAGAACTTATCAAGATGTGTGCAGAGAAGGGTGTTATTTATTTTGCCTTAAACTACAATCTGCAACGTTGTTCTGAAGGTCACATGTCTGTAGGTAAGAAGGAAACTTGTGGAGTATGCGGCGGGGAAGTGACAGACAATTATACAAGGGTTGTTGGATTCCTGACCAATGTAAAGAACTGGCATAAAGTAAGGCGCGAGCAAGATTACCCTGAAAGACAGTTTTATAAGGAGGCTTAGAGTATAAGTGATATTTTTAACCACACAGTATACTCTCTCTAAAGGTGCATTAGAAATTTACTTTTCAGGTTGTAAAGGACCGCATTGTAAGGGTTGCCATAACCCCGAAACTCAGTCTTTTAGTTTAGGTACAGAAGTAGGTGCTAAAGAACTATCTAGCATTATTAAGGCTAAGGTGCAGTCTTTTGGTGCTCTTATAGAAAGTATAATGATCTTAGGGGGCGAGCCTCTAGACCAACCGCACGAAGAACTAGAAGAGTTTGTTCAGGCACTGTCAGGTCTTAACCTACCTATCTGGCTGTTCACTAGATATGAACTTTCAGAAGTACCTTTTAGTTTACGTATCAAGTTTAGTTATATTAAAACAGGAAGATACCTAGAAGAATTTAAAGGCGAAGGCACCCAGTATGGCATTACATTAGCAACTAGCAACCAGAAAATTTACAAAAGAGGTCTAGACTATTAACCAACAAAAGCCCCTACAAATTATCTTGTAGGGGCTTTTCTCATTCATTCTAAAAATCATCTAAATAGGTAATTACCTAAATCATCGTAAGGCCACTAAAATTCTTAACCACAAACTTGTTATAGTAGCTAATAGAATGATCCTTAACATCGAATAGCTCCTCTTCACTATCTGCATCGGAAATACCTAATCCCACACACTTATGTTCATAAAACAGCTTAGGAATAGAAGCCACCGGATCATCACTCATGTAAATTCTAACGTGATCTACAGAGGACTCGAAAGACCAGTATTTAAAGTACACTCTAGGCGCCCCGAAGGTAACGCAACCAACTCCTAGCTTTTCAGCGAACAAAGTAGCAACAGCGCCGCCTAAAGAATGACCAGTAAAGATTACCTTCCGGTTGTCTCCCAGCTCCTTTAGAATCTTAGGGCTAAGTTTATTAAAAGCTCTGACGAAGCCCCACGTGCTAAAGAAACTTCCAAACTTCCAAGGGATAACGTTAATGTCCCTAGCAGCATTTCTAACATTTGAGGTTCCTCTTATAGATACTAAAGTTAAGTCTGCTAAATGTGTAATGGAATAACCCAAGTCTTTGACCTCAGTACAATTGTCATAGACCTCTTCAGATAGTTTGCCACACAGTTTTATCAGTTCGTTTGTAATTGGCATTTGTGGTTTCCTTACTTGTCTTCAGTAGGCCATCTGTAAGCAACTACTTCGTAACTCCCCAGACCAAAACTAGATACCTTAACTTGGTCGCTCTGGTTCCCACCCAAAAGATATATCCTACCACCTTCAATCTTCTTGAAAAACCCGACATGATTACCTGATGCAGAGCCAGTAGCCTTATCCCCGCCTTTAAACTTCTGGCGTATTACTGTAATAGCACCCGCCTTCGGCTGGTCAAGTTTAGTACCCCATTTTATAAATGATGCTGCGGCTGCGCTGTTAGTTCCTTTAATACCAGCCGATTTAAGGCACCAATTAACGAAGGAGGCACACCACGGAATTTCATCTTCCTTTGCTGCTAGAGAAGTGGCAGAGTGGTATTCTATAATTCTTTTATTTTCCCCACCCCTGACTTCCCTAACGCCCATTTCCTTTTCAGCAATTTCCATCCATTTCATTTAATCCTCCTAAAATAATCCCAACTCTTTATACTCGCCCCAATAATTATCTTCGCTACTACAGTCCTTGCTGTAAAGGTCACAGTGGTTTGTAAAGTTCTTTCCGTGATTGATATGAACTGAAGAATTAATACAATGCCAAGGATTCCTTACTAAATCAGGTTCCAACATTACCTGACCTCTTAGCAAAGCCTCTTTAACTTTACTCTCAAAATGACCTATAGCATCACTAAAAAGCATAGTCATCTGGTGCAAAGGAATAGAGTCATGCACGTGCTCATAGCTCTGAAAGCCCTCAGAACAGACACCTTTTAAGTTTGTATTATAAATTGTCCCGCTAGCAAAGTCAGGGTAATTGAAATAGCCCTCTGGGTAAAGTACGTCATGCTCTAAGAAGCTGACATATTTATAAGACCCCGTAGCCTCCGCTCGATAAAGCAACTGAAGAATCTGCAAAGTAATGTTCAGATGGTTGCTACTCTGGGTCTGTGCTATGAGTTCTGGGAAAGGATTATTTTCAATAGTCTTCCAAGTGCTCGTAAGTATATCTGCTTTGCCCTTAGATACCTTCTCCAAATTACCTAAAACATTACTCACAACATTATCGTCATTGTTATTTGTATAGAATATGCCAAGTCTGTTACAAGTGCCTTCTGGGATAATTAGATAACCACCTTCAGGAATTACTTTAGAGTACTCAACGTCATCCAGTTTGTACTTAACCGATAGGTGCTTTAGTATGCCTTCTTGGGGGTCCCAGCCTGCTAAGTTATTATTCACGCAGACATTAAGACCACTGCCCCTAACTAACCGGTTAAGATTAGCTGTTACGTTAGCCCCACCATATGATGCTTCTATAATCTCTAATTTCACATCCTTATCCTTTGTGGCAGTTATTTGAGCAGCTATTGAGTTAACCCTATCAGCGCCGAAATGTTCTTTTATCGGAGCTAAGTCAAGGCCTAGTTCATTAAAACCTATAATATAATTCCTTATCCTATCGTCATAGATCATAGGATAAGGTATATCTCCCATGCCCGTTTTGAATAGATGCACCCAAGAAAGGAACGGAAGGCAGAGAGTTCTATGCCCTGCCTTTCTATACTTACTGTGAATATAACCCTCTTCCCCGCCAAAGCCTGCAAAGTCTGGGTTAAATCCTAGCCAAGCATCCTTCCTGCAAGCAAATAGCCCAAGCCCCTGCATAGGAATTTCGTAGGGTTCTGAGTTAGGGTCTATTGAAGCAGCTCGCCAAGTCCCCCACATACCACCCGCCCACTCGTCATTGAAAGCGTCTGCATAATTAACCAGATCGTCATACCTCAACGGACCTTGCAGAAGATCTTTACAGTCAGGATTTTTAGAAGTCCAATCTTTAAAGCTAGCCATAGCACCTTCTGTGAGTAAAACATGAGTGTCAATGCACATAACCCAGTCACCTAGAGCCTCTCTAAATACAAGGTCTCTAGGTGCTGAAGTTCCTGTTTTTTCTGTGTAAAGGATGTAGCGAGTTCCGTGGGTACCGTCTATAAAACTCTTTAGACGTTTATCCCCATAGTTATCTATCACTAAAATCTCAGTGTCTGTCGTATCCTGATACATTAGCAGAGACTGGATCGTGAACCATACTTCGGTAAAATTGTTATAACTCGCCATTCCTATAGTTAGTTTCATATTAGACTCTTAGTTCCTACGCTTGTTTTAATTCTCACAGGTCCATCATTTGAGTATAGCGCAAATGATAGGATGCCGCTTGAAGTTTTAATTCTCAAAGGCCCGTTTTCAGATGTTTGAATAGGTACTTTGGTTGCCCCTGCAAGTAATGTTATAAACGGTATGAAAGGTGCTGCTGTTGTAGTCGTCGGTTGAGCAGTTGTGGTTGCTTGTATGGTTGTAGTTGTCGGTTGAGCAGTTGTAGTCGGGATTGACGTAGTTGTGGTAGCCGCCAAAGTCGTTGTAGGGACTAAGGTAGTTGTGGTTGTTGGCGGTAAAGTAGTCGTGGTGGTCGTAGTAGGAGTAGCTGTTGTAGTTGCCAGCGTAATCACCACCGTATCGCCCACCCCTGCGCTCACGTTCCCCGCTGCGTCCTTGGCCCATGCGTAGAGGGTGTTGCTTCCCTCAAAGCCGAACGTATAACTCGTCGGTGCTACTCCCCACCGCTCATCACTTTCCAGCGGGTCAGTGTCGGACTCGGACAAGATAAATGTACAGTCCGGCTCGTTGGCTGTGAGGGTTACAGGGACCGTTAACCCTG